TATTATGCACAGACGGTTTTGAAAATCCAGGCTTTGAAAAGACCGGGGGAAACCGAGTCTAGAATAGTTCCTTTTCATTTCAACGAAGCTCAAATATTATTTCATAGTGTATGGCAAGAAGAAGTTGCTTCGACTGGGATGGTACGAATTGTTGTGTTGAAAGCTAGGCAGGAAGGGATTTCTACTTATGTCGAAGGCAGAATGTTTCATACTTGCCATTTTAACGAGGACACGAATGGTTTAGTTGTTGCACATGATGCCGACTCCACGGAGTTTATTTTTGGAATGACCCGGCGATTTAAAGATTTTCTTCCCAAAGAGCTTCGGCCAATGACTCGTTACTCTACTCAACGCAAGCTGGACTTTGATAACCCATCTGATAACAATAGGACTGACTGCCCTGGTCTCCGCTCTTCCATCGAAGTCCATACCGCTGGCAAAAAAGCTGGCATTCGTTCCCAAAACTTTGCATTCGCCCATCTAAGTGAGTGTGCCTTCTGGCCGAATCCCGAAAATGTTTACGCGTTACTTCCATCCATTGCCGATGCACCAGGCACGGTAATAGTAAAGGAGTCAACAGCCAATGGATTCGACGCATTCCGCCAGGACTATTATGATGCTAAAAATGGAATCTCTCTTTTTAGAGCAGTCTTTATTCCTTGGTTTCTTTTGGGAGACTACAGTTTGTCTGATATCCCCGTGGATGAGGAACGGGAGCTTAATGACACATTAGGACAGTTGGAGTATTTCGGCGGAAAAGAGGAACAGGAGTTGGTAGACCACTTCGGAGTCTCGTTGAATCAACTGGCCTGGAGACGCCGGAAGATTAGGAATATGCGTGGGGATATAGTAAAGTTCCACCAGGAATTTCCGGCCACCGACGAGGAAGCGTTTATTTCTTCTGGTTCCCCCATCTTTAGTTCTGCCAAACTAACCTATCAGCAAAAAAACTTTGTTAGAGAACCAATAGCCAAAGGAGTGTTAGATGCGCATGGCAAGCTCCGGCCCCAAACCGATGCTCCTTTGTGGATTTGGAAACATCCTGAACCTGATTATTTCTACACTGTGGGCGTTGATGTGGGTAGTGGTAGTTCCGATGGTGATTATAGTGTTGCTAGTGTGTGGCGGATTCCCAGGAATAAAAACGAAGCATATGAGCAAGTAGCAGAGATGGTTATGCACATCGACCCGATAGCTCTGGCGTTGCCGATTAGTTATTTGGCGAGATTGTATAATAACGCTTTGCTCTGTATCGAGGCAAACTCTTACGGTTTAAGCACCATCATCCAAGCCCAGACTCTATACGACAACTTTTACCGCTGGACATATATTGATAAAATTGGTGGCCAGATTACTAAAAAGATTGGCTTCTACACTAACCGAAGCACAGCCCCAACTCTTGCCAACCTTGCTTCGTTTATGATCGACATCAACGCGGTGCATGTTAGCTCCAAAAGACTACTCTCCCAAATGCAGGAGTTCACTAGAACCAACACCGGCAAGGGGGAGTCGGCAGGAACTGGCGGAGACGACTGTGTTTATGCTTTTATGATAGCGTTATTTTGTGGCGAGAGAGAATATCTTGGAGACAATAGAATCCAACTGGCCGACAACCCGTCTGGGGGAGATGATATTAAAGCGCAAGAGTTACCATTACTCCCCGGCCAGTCTCCTGTCCATACCTCCGATGAAGAGTTTACTGCCATGCTTATCCACCCCGAAGCGTTCGAGTCAGAATCAGAGTATTCGGATAGCTGGTTAGCATATTAAAAGAAAGGAGTTTTTATGGTGGCAAAAGTTGCTGAAAAGATTCCCGAAAAAGTAACTCCCAAAATGAAGGAGTATAAGTTGGTCGAGAGTCCGTTACATGACCAACTCAACTCCGCGGCGAAAGTAATCATGTCGCAGATGCCAGAAGGATTCGAGGGAGTGGTTGGAGAACTCGCGTTGGGGACGTATGGAGTTCACCCCTGGCAGATTCTCGCCGGGATTTTGATGAATGCGTTTCAGAATAATGGCATGGCTCACTGTGAGTTTCGCCCGGAATGGGATATGCCGGTGGCTCTCCCCCGGAGTTCTGCTGTGTGTCCCCAGTGCAAGCAGACTTTCTCCCCGAAACATCTTGGTCAAAAGTTCTGTACTTCTAAATGTGGTGGAATTTTTGCCAAAGCACAGCGAGTTGTGAAATGAATATTATTATATGGATGCTACTTTTCTCATCGGTGGTTCAGTTGGGGTTAGTGATATGGTTAATCTATGCCAACTATAAACCCAAGCAAAAACAACCCCCGTTTGATGAATCCCTGATGGGCGTCTCTCGTGGGGAATATGGCGCTAACCGGCCAGATTTAGAGAATCTCTCTCCCTATGACAATGAATACAACGCCGAGCTAGAGTTATTGGCAGCCGAGGAGCAAGAGAGTGAGAATTGAGGATATTAGTACCATAGGTGAACTTAATAAATATCTCGATGTTCTGATTAAAGAAGGACGAGATGCCAGAGATGCGGCTAATACTTCGTGGGATAAATCCAAGCGAGTGTTTGCTGGAGAGATGTGGCAGAATATTAAGATGCCTGGGTATAAATCCAAACCATCGTTTAATCATATCCGGCATGTAATTGAGAGAAAGACGGCTATTCTAACCGATAATATGCCGTCTGTCCGCGTGTTAACTCGTCGGGATGATTTGATGGAAGTGGCCAGTGATATTCAATCCTCGATTGCAGGAAACTGGGATGAGCAGAGTATTGATTTACGGTTGATGAGAACCTGTGCGGTGGCTCAAGTTTATGGTTCCGCACCGCTGGGGACTATCTGGAATCCAGTTTTAGATAACGGTTACGGGGATGTTGATATGGTTCTCTACTCTCCAGAGTCGTTTGGCTTCGACCCATATATAGCCGATGTTAGTGATTTACGCAATGGGGAGTATTTGTTTAGAGAGTACCAACGTCCGACTAGCGAGTTGGTCTATCGTTTCCCGGAGTGTAAAGAGTTAATAATGGCTTCCGCCAAGAAGAGTGTTGTTGAGCAAATCGCCGATGCTTGGACTAAACTGTTTGGCACAAGCAAAACAACTAATCCCATAATGAGTGCGGTTGACCGTTCATTTATTCAAGAGATATGGGTCAGAGATAGGCGGATGCTGATTAATCAGAAAGACCAGAAGCCTTTGTACAACGCGATTGGTATGCCCATTCTTATTTACCCCAATGGCTGGCGGCATATTTTGAGAGTTAACGGCGCGTTGATTCTTTATGATTTTCCTGTGAGATATATTGACCAGATGCCGCCAATAGATGTTCTGACTTGGAAACTCAAACTGGACTCGGCTTATGGTTCCGGCGAAGTTGATGATTTGAACTCGCCGCAAGAAGTATATAATAAAATGATGGCTGCTATTGTGGATAATACGCTATTAATGACTAACGCGATATGGCAGGGAGACGCCAATGCGCTAACCCCCGAACAATGGCAAAAATTGAGCAATGCTCCAGGGAGTTTTGTAAAACAGCGTCCCGGAACCACATTGGAGAGAGTCACCGGTGTTCCGCTTCCGCCACAAGCGTTTAACAGCTTGTCGTATTCCGAAGAAGTTATTGAGAAGCTGTCTGGTATGACTGATGTAGTATTAGGCATGAAGCCTGGGCGGGTAAGCTCTGGTGTTGGTATCGAAGCTCTCCAAGGCGCTGCTCAAGCGGTTGTGCGATTGAAAGCCAGACAAATCGAGGCGGTGTTAAATGCTATTGGTCAGAAGTTTGTTGCAAGAATATTGCAGTATTATACCAGTGATAGGATTAAAGTAACTATGTCCCGTGAAGGAGACCCCAAGAAATACCGTTACATTCGTAACAAAGTCTTAGCTACTGGTTTATCCGGCAGCGAGTTGTTACAGAATCTTATGTTTAAAGTTCTCCCCGGCTCGTCTATGTCTATGACCAATGTCCAGAAATCCATGATTGCTATGCAACTCCAACAACTGGGAATTCTTGGGGACGAGGATTTATTGGAAGCCGTTGGTTGGGAGGACCGAAAAGGAACGATTGAACGCGGCAAGTCGTCTCGTAAAGCTCGACTGAAAGAACAGGCAGAGATGGCTGCTTACGCCGAAAAGCTGAAAGGGGGAACTTCGGCTGCTAACCAGCCTCCCGCCCTCTCCCCCGGAGAGCAACCACCGGAGGCTCCCACCGAAAACCCTCCGGCCGAGGCTCCCCCCGGTAAGCTCCAACGAGGAGTTCCTGGGCAGCGGAACGCTGGGTCAGGAATAGTAATGTAGGAGTTAGAGATGGACAAAGAGAAGTGTTTAGTTTGTGGGGAAAAATTAACGGAAGGAGAGAATGTTTATGTGCTAATTGGTTCTACCACAATGTTGAACGATGTTGGGGAAGTAATAACCAGGGCGCTAGTTGGTTCATGGAAAATGGCACATGAGAAATGTTTGGAGAAGAAGTTGGGTGATTAGATTATTATACATAACACTATGCCTGTGATGGAAGATTATTCCCTATGAGAAGCATAGTGTTAAAGAAAGGAAATATAACTATGACCATCGCAAAAGACAACCAGATTTATCAAGCATGGATGTGCCAAGACTCGCAGGAGCATGAGGGTAAGGCTATTAAGCCTGGCCAGTTTGTTGTTGATGGCGTTGGCCCTGCTGCGGGCGTGTACGAGGCCGAACAGTTCTGGAAGAAGTTTCATGGTTGTGTCCAGCCGGGGTAAGGTATGCCAGCAATGTACGACGCGATAAAGAAGAGTGTGGCAAGAGATAATCCTGGATATAGTGAGAAGCAAGTTGAGAAACATGCTGCCAGGATTTATAACTCGTCCAAACAAGGGAAGCGTAATCCGGTATTTCGTGGTTACGATAAGAAAAAGAAACCAAGATTAACACATTGAAAGGAGGTATGAGAGATGGTCTGGGGGCGGAAGGTAAACTATAACGACAAGATGCCGAGTACTGATGCACCGAAACGGAACTTCGAGGCTCAAGCCAAGGTTGCTGCCAAGCGGAAGCCCAAGTTGTCTCCGACTAACGCTAAACTGGCTGCACGAACTGGCGGAAAGAAAGCCAGTTTCAAGAGTAAGTAAATGAAAGATAAACTAAAAGCCATGAAGTCGTTTAACGGTGGACGGCAAAGCTCTGTGGTTTGGCGAGACATAAAAAACTTCAAGCCGGCCCACAAGAACCGTAAACCTGTTACCTTTACGGCTTTTAAAAAACCGAGGTTAACACCATAAAAGGAATTTGGGGACTGGATTTATCCAACAACCCCAAAAGAACCGGGGGTGTTTTGTGGTAGACTGGAACGAGACTGTTGAGGTTGAACTCAACGGCCAAGCACAAAAGGTAAATCTTGGTGAACTCAAAGCGGGATACCTTCGGCAGAGTGATTATACCAAAAAGACGCAAGAGTTGGCTGATGAGAAGAGCAATATGAAAGCTCTTCAAGACAGAGTAACCGAGTTGGAAGGTGTTAATGCCGACTGGGACAACTATTTTCAAACCAAAATTGCGCCTTTAGATTTGGCTGGCTATGAGGAATATAAGAAAACGCTGGCTAATAATAAACCACCGGAGCCTGTGGCTCCTAAACCGAAGGAGAATGCAATGAACGACCAAGATATTCTGAAACTACAACAACAAATTGCCGATTTGACTACCAAGTTAACGGGATATACCACCAAAACTGACGAGGCTATTAAAGCGGCGCAAGAAGCTGGTCAAAGAGCAGCGAGTGCGGAGACCAAGTTGGACAAATGGACTCGTTATAACGCGGCTCTGGCTACTCTCAAAGAGTCTCATGGCAAGAACAACCCGTCCGTTCCTTTTGATGAGGATGCGGTGATGGCTAGTTTGGAGAAAGCGGGAAAGACTGACTTCCAACTGTCTGATTTCCAACTTGCGTATAATGAAACCCACGAGTCAAAGAACGTTGACGCTCGTGCGGAAAAACTAGCCCAGGAAAAGTTCGCTGCTATGCAACAAGCCAAAGTTGAGGGATTGGCAACCAGTTCTATTTTTGCGCCACCGAAGCTCGGGGCGGAAGTTCCGAAAACTGTGGAGGAAGGTCGGGACGTGGCCAAAAAGATGTTGGCCGGGTCATAATTAAGGAGATTGAAAGATGGCTCTGACTTACAATGACATGGATGCCGTTGTGCAAAAGGCTTTTCTGCCTGGCATCGTAAACCAAGTATTTACCGTTACTCCCCTGCTCACGCGGTTGATGGCAAAAAACAAAGTAACGCTTGGTGGCGGTGACATTGCGCAGAGATTGGAATACGAAGAGCTTAACGGCGGAAGTTACGACGGTCTTGACAAGTTCAACACCGATTACGTTGAAACCGAGACGGTTGCGGTGTGGCAATGGAAGCATGTGTATATCAATGTGACCATTCCGGGAACCAAGTTACGTAAAGCGCAAGCGGCTGGTTCGGAGAAGGTTGGTGATTTGCTGGCCGATAAATTGGCCAACGCCCAAAAGTCGCTTAACAAAAAGTTGTCTGAACAACTGGCCGGGGACGGAACCGGGAATGCCAATAAAGACCTGGATGGTCTTTACAACGCGATTGATGATGGAGTTATTTATGACTCCTATGCCGGAATTTCCCGGGCCACGAATGCTTGGTGGAAAGCCTATGTTGACTCTACCGCGCATGTGTTAACTGCTTCTTTCTTGCAAGAGGCCATTGGTGCTTGTACTGATGGTAAAGAAAAGCCCGATTTGATTCTCATGCGGCAGGCTTTGTTCAACAAACTTTGGGATAAGATTTACGCCAAGCAGTTCTATCCCACTACCGCACAGCAAGATATTATTAACGCAGGTTTCCAGGCCATCAACTTTAACGGGACGACTGTTACGGTTGATAACACGATTACCCCGGCGGATTCTATTTATGGCTTGAACACCGATTATTTCAAGCTCACGATTCTGAAAACTGGGGCCTTTATCTGGACTAATCCGAAGGAACCGACCAACCAAAGCGCCTATATTCGCCAGCTGCTTCTGGACGCGAACCTGATTTGTACCAAACCTATTCGGTGCTTCCGGCTGGATTCTATTTCTTAGATTGGAGGCTGTAATGGCTACAGACCGTAACTCACGATTAATGAATCTGGCGAACAAGGGTGGAAGTGCCAGTCCTGCACCGAAGGAAGCTCCGGCGGAACAGAACCCGGATGCTCCCGCAGGGGGACAAACTGGTGCTGGGGACAAAGCCCAGCCGGTTACTCCCTTGACTATTCTGGGCTATGTTGCCAGAATGTTGCAGTATTTGGTCCAACTCGACCCAAGATTTGCACAGATTACCAAAGCGTTTCTCGACAACGTAACGCAGATGGCGCAGAAATTGTACAACGTCCCGGCTGGTGGAGAGCAGAAACCTGCTGCACCTGCTCCGGCTCCTGCCAATCCTGCTCCCCCTGCTAATACTGGAGGTGTTTAATGTCTAAACAAGCTGCTTACGGGCAAGTTGGCCCGGAACAAAGTATTTATGCTGCGAGTGTATCGGCGTTGCATACCATCGGCGAAAAGCTGATGTTGAATAATGGCAAGGTGTTCTATTATGCCAAAGCTGGCGCGCTTGCGTTAGCTCGTGGTAAAGTATGCAAAGGTCCGGCGACGGTTGCGTTGCATTATGCCGCGACTGCCCAAAGTGCTGCAGTTGTTGGTGACCGTCATGTTCATGTGACTGTTGGTGCCACCGCTGTTACTGCGAACCAGTACACCGGCGGACATTTGCTCAACAAAGCAACTGGTGAGATGTACCAAATCGCCAAACATCCCGCCTGTGTTGCATCTGGCTCTCTCCAGATTGATTTGGAAGAACCGGTCCAGACCGCCATCGCTGCTGCGGGTGTGTTGGCGTTAGTATTAAGTCGTTTTAACGGCACTCTTGTTGCCGCTGCGGGTGATATTAATCAATGGTTGGCTGGAGTTCCGCTGTGTACCGTCGCTGCGAACTATTATTACTGGTCCCAAACTTGGGGATTATGTGGTGTGTTAACCGGAACTGGGGATACCACCATCTACACCGACCTCCGTGTTGATGCTGCGGTGGATGGTGCCACCGAGGATATCGCGTTGTTAACCAACCAATGTATCGGTATCGCGATTGGAGCCAACGGTACGGCAACTTATTACGATGCGGTCGATTTAAAGATTATGCCGTAGGGAGGTAACATGGGTACTCGTTTCTGGATGGACAACAAAACTTGGCAGAACGTCCCGGACATGGACTGGCAGAAAACTTCTGCCACGCAGACGTATCCTTTGGGTACTCGCATGGTCACGGACGACGGCCGAGTTTTTCGTTATACAAAAAATGGTGCAACGATTCTAGCGGCCGGAAAGGTGGTTCGGAGAGCCAGTGATGAGGCCAACCACGAGTTGTGTGCTGTTGTTGCCAATCACTCGATTGGGTCTATGGTTGTCACTGTGACTCTGGGGGCTACTGCTGCCACGAAAGATATGTATAAAGAAGGCTTTATGCACATTGCGACTCCTGTGGCAAGCAATGCTCATGGTGGATACTCATACCGAATTGCTTCTCACCCGGCTGCGGCTTTGTCGGCTAATCTGGCTTTGACTCTTGAGTCTGGACTTATCACCGCATTGACTATTACCACTGACACTGTATGTTTGAAGCGTCATGCACATAACGCGGTGATAATTGCTTCGGCGGGTGATAGGACTATTGGCTTCTTGGGAGTCCCGCCGACGCTAGTCGCCGCGAGTTATTACTTTTGGCTGCAAACTCGTGGACAGACTAACGTGTTAGTCGATACTGGCGATGCCAACCAGGGAGTTCTATGCACTTCCGGCGCAACTGTTGACGGCGCTGCTGGCCCGGTGACTGGCCATACCGATGTTCCTATCGGTTACTTCTTGGAAGATGCTGGGGCTACTTATTACAAACCTTTTATGCTTATGTTGGATTAGCGGAGGTATTTTATTATGGGTCTTGGAGCGAAATGGGAGTCTGGCTCCCTGATTTTTACCAACACTGTTGCCAAGTCTGGAATCCTTCAGATTGGCAAGAAGTCGAATACGGTTGGGGATGGTATCAATATTGGGACGCTAACCTGGGCCGAACTTTGTGACCGTGCGTTTCGTGTAAGCGCGGATGATGGTGGAGTGGGATTTGGTGCTGGTGATTATGGTGCGACTTTGTGTCGGTTGTTATTGACCACCAATATCACTGGCCTTGACGTAAGCCTCAATGCGGTTAAAGGCTTACTGAAAGCCAAGGGAACCACCACTATTACTTCTACCGGCGTTATCTCCGGCGTGTTTGGTGGTATCGAACTGGCAGATACTGCCAGCATTGGCGCGTGCGCATTTAGTGGCGTTCATGGTTCTGTCGACATCCCTGCCGGCTGTACTCTTCCGACCAGTTATTATGCTGCGGCGTTTAGTGCCGGTGCAAATCTTGCCGGAACCACCGATGGCAAAGCTGTAGTTATGCACGTTCTTGCGCCTCTGTCTGGAACCTGGGATGCCATGTTCGAGTTTGATTCGAGTACTGGTGTAATTGCCGATTCGGGCGCTGGTGGAGGAACCAGCAAATATATCAAATGTTTGATTAACGGCGTTGCTTATTCCGTTCTTATCAAATCCGATGCGTAGAAAGGATTGGTTATGGTTATAAAACTAAACATCTTTGGACGGATTTTGTTGGGAAACATTCTACCCCAAAAAGGCAGCATTACCCAACTGCTTGCTGCCAGGGATATAAAGAAACTGGTAGAATTGACTCGGGAAGAGATTGCAGCTATCAAGTTGCGCGATGGTGCCACTCCGGGAAGTATTGAGTGGGATGGAACTGTTCCTGAAGCACAGCCAAAAGACTTCACGTTCAAAGATTCGGAGATTAAACTGATTAAAGATACCATAACTGACTTGAGTAACAAAGGTTTACTCCAACAAGAACATCTTTTCCTCTATGACCTTTTTATGGCATAGGGCTGTGGGCGGCTAGGGGAGTGGAGATAATCCACTCCCCAAAACTTAGGAGGCTTGTGTGGAAGCATTAGCTATTGATACCAGAGAAATCACGCCGCGAGTTGTGTATGGAACTGGTGCATTAACCGGAGGCGCGTTCTCGTTGTATTCTGACGGGACTGGGGCGGCAACAGGCAGTCCTAAGTTGCCAAACTGTCCGTTCTATTTGTATATGGTCACTTTGGCGTTTGATGTGGGAGTAACTGGGACTTTAACGGTATTGCTTGATAATGTTGCCGGAGCGGGGTATGATGTGGATATTTTCCAGATTGACCTAACTGGCCAGACTTCCATCATTCTCCCGCGAGATGATGCGCACTGGCAGAATAACTTTGAACCGATGCTTATTCCCTGGGATTGTCGCGCAGCTATAATTATTGCTGGCGCTCTCCCCGTGACCGCTGTGGTTTCGGCAACCATGTTTTGCTATTATTAGGAGGCATAAGATGCGTAAGATTTTTGGTTTAATCCTTCTGGCGGTTATACTTATGCTTCCGATAGAGGCATTGGCTGCCGGGAGTTGTACCGTAACAATCACACAAAAAGATTCGAGAACGACCAGATATGCGTTTGCTTGGACAGCTTCGGCGGGTGGAGCGGTAACAGGAGTTGGTTATGCGTATAACGTGACTGGGTTTATTTACTCGGTAGAGTTCTGGCCCGGGGCGGTGGTGCCAACTAACCATTATGATGTAACCTTTCCTTTGCTATCCCCAGCCGGAACTACTGGGGCAGATATATTAAAAGCTCTTGGTACAGACTGTCCTATTGTTGTAACAGATAGCGATGTATTACGTTGTCCAGTAACAACTTGGGGGTATTATCCGTTCTATTACAACGCTACTATCTCCCCAGTTATTGCTGACGCCGGAGCTGGTGCTACTGGAACCATCTATATTGATGTGGCATGGTAGGAGGATTGAATGAAAAATAAACTTGCTGTCCTCCTAGTAATTTTATGGCTTGCGACTTTTGGCTTAATCGCTGCCACTCCTCCGGGGTTTAGTTTATGGAAAGTAGCGTCCGGAGTAGTCAGCTTGGTTGATGCCACTTGGTCTGTGTCAATACCAGGAGGAATCTCTGGTAATCTTGTAACTATTTCTGACCCGGATATTACTGGCCACCATAGTCATACCATCGTTGACGAGGCTGGGGATTGGACATTTAACACAAGCGTAAAAACTTCTGGCTCATTTATCATGGCCAACGGAGAATATTGGAGTAACGCCACTGACACACGAATATTGGGGACTGCTACCAATATTGATATGACTGGAACTGGCGGATATACGGTTAACAAAGGCGGGGCAGATGGTGATATGACGCTCTTGGTGGCTGATTTAGGTACTGATGCCACTCTAACATGGGATAACACCAACAGTAAATTCGTATTCAACTACCCAGTCGGCATCATGCGTAAAGTTACCAGCACTACTGCGGCAACGTTAACCACTGGTCAGATACGCCACGGGATTATTTTAGCCACCGCTGCTGGAACTTACATCCTTCCCGCTGTGGATGCCTCGATAGTTGGTTCCTACTTCATGATTGTTTCCACCACTGCTGCTGCGGTTGTTGTAGACCCAAATGCCAGCGACCGAATCGTTTTAAGCGGAACGGCTTTGGATGATGGTGACAAGATTCAGAACGATTCTAGCTCTGGTTCTTGTATTATTATGTTTGTCGACAGTGTTAACGGTTATTATGCCTATCCATTGGCGGGAGTATGGTTCGATGCCGGTGCGTAGGGAGGAAAAAATGGCGAAACAAGAAGTTATTGTGCAGATTAGAGTAAAACTGTTGGAGGCTTTTGCCGCCAAAAACCCTACTCTTGTGTTCAAGGACTGGGCTGAGGACTTGTTAACCAAAAAACTACAATATTATCAGGAGTTGATAGACCAAGAAAGCATTGTTACTCCTGCTATTACCACTCTGAAAAGTCTAACGCCGGATAATCAAGTCATAGCCAAGACATACCTTGAGAACTTGAAGGCTTCGGAGGGATAAATGCGTAAACGCATTGCTATATTGGCTATAACTTTTCTGTTAGTGTTTGGGTTAGTGGCAGAGTCGGCTGCTTTTGCCAAGACACTAATCAAAACCGGGCCGATAACGCTGGCTAATTGCCATATTAGTACTATCGGTGGGTTTATTGATGGCACAGCAGGGGTGCTAAACTCCGCTGATAACATTGGTCAATGGGTAGAAATTGTTGATAGTGCTGGCAAGAGAGTTGTCGCATATATTAAAAGCATCGGAACCGGGGAAACAACTGGTGCTGACGCGTTATCTGGATGGAATTTAACAGTTGGTTGGAGTGCCACTGGTGCCGCTATTACAGATGCTAATACGTTCACTAATGGTGGTACTACTGGTTCAGTATATTACCCCAACTTATTAACTTATGGTGCATTGTATAAAGTAACCGTTGATTGGACACCCAGTCAAGGCACTGTAAATCTAACCAATGGCTCCGATGTTGTATATTATAGCGGTGACCAGACCGATGTTTACTTGACTTGTACGTCCAGCAGAACGTGGAAAGTAACCAATATTGATACAGCCAATGGCCAGACCTGCGACATTGTTACACAGCAAGCGGTATTAGTTACAGCGCCTTCGGTTAATGGTGTCATATTATCTAGTACGCCATATGGCACCCAGGGCGTAAGCTATGCACAATCTGGCTTTAATTACAATGATGCTGCTGGTTATACATACTATATTTACTCAAGTGGTAGTAATATAGCCAAGTCCGGAACAGTTGCAGTTTTCACAGCCAAGGTGGATTCTACCGCCACCAACTGTTTTGCCGACCTTGGCGCGGGAATATTCACTGGCTTTACCGGCTCGGATTCTGCTTTCCGGCGGTATAAGCTTATCTTAGTTGATAGCGCCGGAAAGTCCATGAGTGCTTGGATTGGTGCGGCGGATGCGGCAGAGGGATTGGATGTTGAACGCAATAAGGAAACCGATTTTTCCAATGCAGGAAATTGGACTGCCGCCGGGGGATGGTCAGTTGCGGGTGGAAAAGGTGCTGCGCTTAATGCTACTTCCGGAGATTTTATTAAGTCTAACCCGGTGGCAACCCATACGGTTTATGCACTTTATAAAATGGTATGCACTATTGATAGTATTACCGATGGTGGTATTTCAATGGGTTTGGGTTTGGGTACTCCAAACAATCGCACGAGCGCCGCAACATATACCGAGTATTACACGCCAGTATATGTAAGCACTACGGGAAATGGCATTAAAGCTATGACTACCGGAGTTGATGCCAGTGTTGATGATTATTCTATCAAGCGCGTTCTCCATTCCTCTGTCAACGGCGTCCATCTTTTCTCCACTCCCGGATATTCCACCACGCATACACGGTCTTATGCGACGATGGATAGCGGCTTCAATCCGAGTCTGGCGTTGAGCTATAAGATTGTGGACACGCAACCCGACTTGGGCGAGCTTGTCTACTCCGCCACTTGTGCTTACGCCGACTTTGTTTACGCCTATAATGTTGGTGGTTCAATGGTAGACTGTGGCTCTACTATTGATATAGCTAGATTTGCCGGAACTGATGCTGGACTTACTTCGTATTTGGTTGTCCTCGAAGATTCAGATGGTGACGTTATTTATGGAAGTATTGGTGCAGCTGGTGCTGGGGCTGCTCCAACATTGAGTGGTGCAGAACTTTTGACTAATAATGGTTTTGAGGATGCCGACGCAGCGGCTCCCCCCAATTGGGAGTACGATGCTCCGTATTACACAATAGATGGTATCACCAACACCTGTGTAGCTGTTGATGCAGATGCTGGTGGAAACAATTGTTGTGAAGAAGTTACAGCGGTGACTACCGAGGGTATGTTATATTACGGTGAGATTACTGTGTCTAACCATGTCGGCGGAACGCATAGTCTCACGCCGCTAAGTATTGGCACAGGCTACACAACTCTTGCTGGGGACGGTACCATGAGTGCCTATTCCACTCTTATCAGTAGTGCCGATACCTGGTTTCTATTCGTTGTCGGGGCGAACACTGGAGATGCCGATTTCGACAACGCTTCTTTGCAACAAGTAACGGACGTGACTCACCACGGAGTGCATATCCATTCAACAAAAAACAATACGGACTTTACTTGGGGATGCCCCCAAGGGTCGTTTTATCCAATGATGGGAACCACAATTAAAGTAAGAGTATACAGAAGCTATTAGGAGGCGCTGATGTCTAATGGTATACTAGACGACCCGGGAGTGAAGTTGTTAAAAGAGAAGTTGGAGGACGATATAAAAAGTGTCTCCGAATTATTAACATCTTGTGTGGAGAATATTAAATCCAGTACAGAGACAACCATGACCACAGTTGCAACACAAGTGGCAGCGATTGATGTGAAGCTGGACAAAGTAATTGCTGCTTATATGTCGACCGACAAAAAAGTCGGAAAGACCTGGTGGTGGGTAAAAGTTATTGCCGTAGTTGTAGGAGGAATGGTTATAATACATTATAAGTCCGCTGGCGAGTTGTTTGCCGCAATAATAAAACTTTTATAAGGAGGGTATCATGGCTGAAGTAACTATTGGTAACAAGACTTATGAGAGTGAGACTGCTGCTGCTGGTGCAATCATTGGTGTTATTGTTGTTGTGTTGGGGGCATTTGGAATAGCGCTACCTGCCTGGGCTGTTACCGTAGCGACTACTCTGATTGGTCCGTCTATCATAATGTTTATCATGCGTTGGTTGACCAAGCGCAAAGAGAAACAATTAGTCGCGGCTGTTGTCCCGCCGGAGGCCGCCAAGCCCACTGGCTCTCAATCCACAACTCAATCTGCCACTACTGCAAAACCGATGCTTCCTGAGGGGAGAGAATAAATGGCTTTAAGCACTATTTTAGAAACAATGCGGTTATATCTTCCGGGGATGCCAGCGGCTGCCCTAATTGCTTTGGCTAACCAGGCCCAAAGGTCGTTGGTTGGCCGATGGCCCTGGGCGGGATTGAATAAAACGTGCCGAATTATTACGCAAGAACCATACACAATCGGGACTTGTATTATGATTGCTGGTTCTAGTGCTGTGATTGGGGTAGGAACGGCATGGAACGTCCCGGACGCAGTACAGGCGCTGACGACCAGAGAGATTAGAATAAACGATGAGGATGCGTTTTATGGTATCACCGCCGGAACTGCCGCGTTGATTACAATGGACGCCAACTATGCTGGGGATGATGATGCCGACGCAACTTATTCAATATTTGCCAGAAAATACTCTCTTAGTGATTGTGGAGAAATAAGAGAGGTAATATATGGCACGAATAAACCGCTGGAGAGAAAAAGTGCCGAACAACTGTTTGCGCTCGACCCAACCAGGAAAGACACTGGGGAGCCAGAATATTGGGCGTATGAGTCTTTGGCGAATGGAATAGTTACTATTGATTTATATCCGGTGCCAGACGACCAGTATGTTTTGCTGGCTGTTTATTCCCGTTATGCCTCAACTCTCTCGGCGTTAACTGATGTTGCGTTGGTTCCCGAGGACTTGGTTGCCATGTTGGGGGCGTATTATGGTTTGCTTTCTGATGCTGTTCGTGGACGGGACCCAATAAAAGCCCAGGTTGCACGAGAGTTGTATCAACAATACCAAATTCGTTTAAGTGATGAAACCGATAGAGATACTCGGTTACATCCTATCTCGGATTCAATAAAAGACTTTGCGGATTTGGATGAGGCCGAAACAGGGTTTACAGATTTTGGTGTTGACCATCGTGTTCTCTAGGAGTTGGCTATGATTAGGAGTGCAATAAGAACATTCGCAAGAGCTTTGTTGGCAGAACCAACTGCGGCGACGTATACAGATGCGGAGATTAATATCTGGATTAACGAGGGAATGAAAGAGGTTTGCTCAAGAACCAGGTGTTACACTATTTATGCGTATTTAACACTGGTTAACGCCACTCAATCATACACTCCGTTGGTTACTGCAGCACCGGTGACTAATATGATTGGGACGTTATCTGTGGTTGACTATGCTGGCTTGGCTGTTCCAGAGTTGGACTTCCAAAAGATAGGAACTCTGCCAATAATCCCAGGCACTCCTTCATATTGGAAGCAATCGAATAAGACTATATGGATTTCTCCCGCCCCAAATGCAGTTTTTGTAGTGGCGAATCCAACCTGGTATGTTTGGCTCTATGGCTTCCCGGCGGATATGACTGATGATGCCAACACTCCCGACATTCCGTATAATTATCATTGGTTACTTGCCTTATATGCAGCATTTATTGGCAAGTTGAAAACCAACGACGCCCAACGAGCGGCTACGTTTTATAAATATTTTTCCGACGGCTGCGAAAAAGGTGGTTTCGAGTGGGCGGGAGATATCCCTGGCCAGAGTCAACCAGATAGCACAATGGAGAAACGCTAATGGGTGAGCATCCTGAATATGTAATGCCAACAATGATTGCTGGAATCAACTCCGGACCGGCGGTTGGGATAGCCGAAGATGAGTTGAGTATTGGTCAAAACATTGACTATAACCGCAACTTGGGCGCAATAACCATGAGACGCCCCATAGTGGAGGCTTACGATGTTGCCGTTGCAGGAACTATTGTTGGCTTGTGTCGTCATTATGATGCCGCTGGGACAGTCTATCTTATTGCTTGTGTTAAGATGGATGCAGGAGATATACATTTTTATTATAAGCTCGAACCGGCCGGGGCATGGACAGAGTTTCATTCTATCGGCGGAGCTTTAGCTATAACTAAGGCTAATCCTCCCGCGATGGTAAGCGAGGGTGGGTATTTATATGTTACTCACTCATTGATTACTACGCCATTTTTCTGGAAAGCCAGTTTTGCTGCAACGGTTAAAAAATGGGGTATAGCTGCTCCGGCGGCAGCAATGACCACAGCTGATTCAGGAGCGGGTGGGAATCCAGATGGGACATATTACTATGTCTATACGTATTACAATAGCACAGATGGTGTAGAAAGTAATATGTCCCCAATATCTGCTTCGGTAACTGTGGCGACAAACCAGATAGCACTAACAGTTATAGCCGAGTCAGCAGATGCACAGGTGGATTATAAAAGAATCTACCGAAAGGGTGGAACGTTAACGGCTTGGATGTATGTTGCACAAATTGCCAATGGAGTAGGAACGGTTACATATACCGACAACATTGCTGACTCGGCTTTGAGTGTGGCTCTACCTGATGATGGGGTAGACCACACTCCTGCTCCTGGAGCCAATGTCAGTGCTGTTCATTATAATAGAATATTTCTTGGAGATATTGTGTCGTACGGTGGATACATCCAATGGACGCAAGCGCGTGAGCGGGGACACTTCTTTGACGATAATGAGCCTTTGCCGAGAACTCCATTCTCTTCCAAAGCCATGTTTGTTTTGGGGGATAATTTATTTATTGGTACAACTAATACTATATGGATGCTTCGGGGGGCAAACGAGGCTACTTTCTACATCGACAAAACCTATGCCAGTGAAGGAATTGTTAGTAACTATGGGGCCACTCTGGTTTCCGCTGGCCAAGCAATGTATGTTGGAGAGGGTGGGGTTTATTTGTTTAACGGTGTTTCCTCAAAAGTTTATTCCATAAAACAAAATGATTTGTTTATTACTCTCTGTGCTGCATTAGGAACTGGTAAATCCGAAATATCTACCGCGTTTGATTACTCAACAAGTAATCTCTATGTTTGCTTTCCTCTTGGCGCAAGTGTTGCCACGAGAGTTCTGGTGTTCCAACTTGCTGCTCCGAAATCGCCAGTGGTTGATTGGGTGACAGCGTTTATTGGGGGAGACAGCTTTGTTTTCTATGATGATTATTTAAAGACGACATTGATAACCAGCACTCATCATGTTTATTATCTGGTTCCCCCCAGCACGGTTTCTACCACAGCTAGTATAGCAATGGATTTTAAAACCAAAGCTACATGGTTCGGAGCGCCCAACAAAAAGAAAACTTTACACAAGCTATCGTTTTATCTGGCTGCAAAGAACCAAACGATTACTGTAAAGTTATATGTTGATGGAACTCTAAAAGAAACTATAACTGCTACTAATGCCATAACTGACCCAAGTTATGGTTTTACTGAACTAACGTTTCAACAAGGGGCGGATGGTAGATTGTTCCAAGTTGATTTCTCTTGTACCGCAACTCTAAGCGGGGCGAACTCAAACGTTATTATAGCTGGGCCGTTGTTGTTTACTTATTCTGTATCGGAGGCATAGATGCCAACTAACTGGCCTATTCAAGATATTCCTTTGGAGTTGAATAGAGAGGATGGTGTTCATCGGATGAATCTAGCGTTGTTTTTAATATGGACTATTCTTGGTGATTTGAGAACTGCTTTGGATAATTATGGTATGGAAACCATAAAAGAAGAATATGCGTTGGGGAATTGGTATAACACGGAATGGAAGTACCGAATAAGATTTGATATGCCATATAATCCTCCGGGTGGTGAACCCAGTATTACGTTACCCGACTTCGACGATATTGCATGGACATTGGAGTTTAGTGAAAACTGGATGCCTCCACCATTCTGGCCAAACATTGATTTTCATGATTTGATTCAAGCAAATGGTGAAGATATTTTGTTTACAGCTAGTGACGGCAAAACGAAACTGCCACATGATATTATTTATTTGAATCAGGGTGCTGCGCATATGTACCAATTTGTGATACGCTCACCATTAACCGCGGCGAATACGTTTTATATGTATTTTGGTAATGCCAGTTGTACCACACAGATAAATCCACATGGAGTATGGCCAGCGGGATTGTATCAAGGTGTGTGGTATACATACACAGACGGTGTTTCTACAACAATAAGTGACCGGTCGGGGAATGGCAATGACATAGTTGAAATTGGAACCAGTGTGTATCAATTAGTTGGCGCAAAAAGTGCTATGCAATGGAATTTTGCTGGACCGGTGGCTAATTGTTTTATGCGTGTTGCTGCCAGTAGCGATTTTGATGTTAATGAATTTACTATATTGGTCAGTGCTGATTATACGGTGGGGCATAATATCTTATTTAGTCGTGGTGATAGAGGTGGTGTCAGCCCTATTCATTTTATTATGGAGGCATTACAGGTTGGAATAGGTGCTAATACCAATTCGTTAATATGTGAAGATGGTGTTGGTGAGTTTAGTTGTACTAGAATAAATAATTCGGCTCCACAATTTATTTCTCAAATAACAGCACAGCTAAATGGGATGGTTGTGAATAGTTACTTGGATACCCAAATTGTATTGCCAACAACAAGGCGGTCTGTTGGTTGGGATACTACGGCATCGTTATATATTGGATGTTTGGTAGATGGTGGCGTTCGGACAAGAAATTGTCTTAACCAAATATATCGTGTTATATTTTGTAAGAAAGTATATACACACAATGTAGAATGGTCGGCACTTCCAACATATAGTTTTTTATTGGATGCACTATTAGAATCTGGTGAAATAGTTGCTAGACAGGGGGCTAGTGGTGATCCTGCTATCCTTAAATATAACTGTCGAGGAAATTATACACATCCCGTTGGACCAACACCAATGATTAATATAGAATCTTGTCCAACACTAACTACTCTATCAACACCATTACCTCTAGCAACTATTGGTGGAGTGGAAGAGTATGGAGACTTAGTTAAGGCGATTGGTTCAGCTTTACAGATTCAATGGCAAGCCGTAACCGAAATGTTGGGAGAAGAACCAGGAATGTCTGGTAGTAGCATGAACACTGAATGGGAGTGGCCAGATGTGATAAGAGAGTTCAATGTTCACATCCACAAGTTTGTTTCAATAATGGATTATCTCCAAGGCTTTATTGACCTGATTCCCGGAACGACTTATGACGACCGTTTACATAACTACTTAGAACGCCCAGGGTTATGCCCTAATTATTAAAGGAGGAAAGAATGGCAGACATTGATAAGGTTCTTACGGCAGCGTATTCAATGATTGGGGATACGAAGTATGGTAAAAACTATGCCAAGCAACAACAAACCGCGAAACAATATTTAGAAGATGCTGGTATTCCCAAAGCATATATTGATAGTGTTATTGGGAACTTGGTTTCTTCTAAAGGAGATATAAATTTTGCCAAAGAAGTGATTCCTGGGGTGGGGTTTACGCCGAGATATAACAAGATTACTGATTATGAGATAAGTCAGATTAACAAATCCGCGGTAGATGAAGCCAAAGCTAAGACTTCAGCGGTGTCGACAACCAAACAGAAAACGGCGAAAGCGGTTAAACCAGTAGAAATAACTCCGGTTAAAGCTACCACGGACTCGTCAACTTTTGCTGCAGATTATGGTAAAGTAACCAAGAACTCTTTGTATGCTATGGCAGAGACTGAAAGGAATGCTTTGGTGGCTAAAGCAAAAGAGATTTTGGTTAAAGACCCAACTAATGCTACAGCATCTAGTATAGCTACTTGGGGCTTGTCGGCTCCGGCGGTTGTTACTCCTGGGGCAACAAAGGGAGAGATTGGTTCTACTGTACAACAAGTATCGGTACCAAGTACTGTACCTGACTTGTCAAAGGTAACAGGCCAACCAGCACCAGGAGTTACTTTTGTTAAAACAATCGAGAGTGGTACTTGGGCGGGGTATAAGGTAGGAAGTGATGGATATATTTATAACAAAGAAGGATTGAGAACCAACTATAAAGACGTTACTGCCACAGTTGCTCAACTGAATGCACAGAAAGCAGTTGACGTAAAAGGAACAGTGGACTTTTATAAAAACTCAAATGCTGATGCCCAAGAAGAGCAACTGGCTGCCGCGAAAAAAGCATTGGAGACTGACCCGGATAATTATAGAGCAAAGGCTATTATTGAAGCGGCAGGAGAAGCACCAGAGAAACCAAGTGACGAGAAAGAAAAAGAGACGCCGTACAAGAACGGCGAGAAGTTAACTGCCAGAGAGTTGCAAGACTATTGGCGTGACGCTGACCCAGATATGTACAATAATTCTGATTTGGCAAAGTTACCAGATGAGGGCGATGTTGCAGCGGCACATGATAAACTTAACTATGCTTTGGGAATAACCAAAACTGTTTATTCATATGTCAATGGCGACCCGAAAGCATTGCTTGATTTATTCACAATTAAACCAGATGGTACTCCTGAATACTCCGATGAAGATATTGCGGCTAATTTTGGCGGGAAGATTGATATAAAAGATATACAGGAATACCGTAATGCCTACGCCACGTTGTATGACTTTAAAGAGTATGGTGGTATCACGGATAAATCGTTGGCGGGATTGTTTACTGCTATTGGGGACAGTGGTGGGGATATTGATTCATTGCTACCGAAAGAGATATTATTTGATTCAGATGTTTTACAAACAGATATACCAAGTGGTAATAAAGATGCTGGTGGAGGCGGGGAAGATAATGGTGACTTAGGAGATGTAGTAACCAATGCGTTTGAGTTGAGTGAGAATAGTAAGCAGTTGTTGTACCAATCAATCCAAACCGGGCTTGATGCGTTACAGGAAGCAGCAGAGTCGATGAAGTCTGGAGAAGTGCTGGAGAAGTTTCTTCCAAAGGTTAACAAAGCGTTTCTGGAAATGGATGTTCAACTTGGCAAGTATGTTGCGGCGGTTAATAGTGGCGTAGCCAATTTAAAACTTGGACTAGAAGAGACAGTTAATTGGATGGCGCAGGCTAAGGCAGCACCCAATCAGGCTCGACTAGCGTATGATGCGCAAGCTGCCGAAGAGGCATTAAAGGGCGGTAGAATAACCCAACAACAATATAATAAGCAAATGGCTACTATTCAGAATAATGTAACCACTGGACTAGCCCAACTAGACATTGCCCGCCGGAGCTATATTGCAGATAAGTATATGGGATATAGTGAGAAAGCTGCTGATGCTATAATGTCGGCCAGGTCAGCAGATTACAAAACAAAAGTTGACATGGCAATAAAGGCTGTCGATTTAGAAGCTGCGGTGCAACGGGATATGTGGACGTTCTTTACACAAACTGGTGTTTCACTCGGAGTAAACTTGTTGCAAATAACGTCCAGTACTATTTTGTCTGCGGAACAACAAATAACCCAAGCAGCCCAGTTTGCGGACCAAATGGCTGCAGCAGAGAAGAATATGTGGTCTAATACTCTAGCAACGGTACTCGGTGCTGGCACAGAAGCAGCCACTACTGCCGCTGTTACTTCAATGTTAGCGTAAGGAGAAAAGAAATGGCACAGCCAAGAGATTATGCTTTAGCGGGAATCGCTGGTGGTATTGCCAGAGGTGTGAATAATGCTTTGATGATTCATCGGCAGAGAGAATGGCAGAAAGAGGATAGAGAGCAACAGTTGGCAGAGCAAGAGATGGCTAATAGAGCCAACATAGAGTTGAAGTTGGTGGAGTTGGCCAGTAGCGACCCGGGGAATTTGGAGAAGTATAAGAACGTGCAGATTGGGTTGCCAAGTATTTTCAAGCGGACGGCAGGAAAGTTTGAATCTCCCAGTTTAGGTATTGACCCAAACACAACTGTAAAGGCAATCAAGGATTGGGTAGCACAAGAGAACGCTAAGATTGGTGATGTTAAGTTGCAGTATACCGTTAACAGTCCTGGAGATATCCTACGCCTATCGGGGAAGTTGGTTGGTGATAAAATAACTACAGAAGAGTGGCAGAATTTGGATAAGATTTTTAGAACGGCTGATTTGGCCAAGAAGTTTGGTGTTAAAGGAAGTATAACAAATGCCGAGGCAAGAGCTACAGCTATGTTACTTCCTGGGATGAAGAAAGAAATAGCTGACAGCTTGTTTGCTGGGGAACCAGACGACCTGATTTCTGTGGATGAGTTAACGGCTAAGTTGGGACAGGGTGCGGTTGGGCATAAAGAAGAAGCCAAACTTCGCGCTAGAATGCGTGTTCCTATTGCTGGGCTTGGTGCAACAAATTTGGAACTCTTTTTTGCTGGCAAAGACCCAGCCAAAATGACCGCTGGTGAGCAGCGTCAGTACGCTGGAGCATTGATTGGATTGGATTTACAAAGAGGAGCCAAACAAGAAGCAACACAAGTTGCCGATGCCAATAAATTCTTTGGTACTCTCCCGCCATTTATTCAAGAGTTTATTAAAAGCAGTACACTTGATGCCCGATTGGCGGTTAAGACCAAAGGGTTAATGGATGGTATGCTTACTCAAGCCAAGAATACTGCACAAACAGAGAACCATGATGTTAGTTCTTTGGCGTTTGATATAGACCCTTCGGGCGGGACTGGTATTCTATATAGTGTAGTGGTTAGTCCCGATGGAAAAGTTACCAAGGATACTGATGGAACAACACAACAGATTAGTATTGTTGACACACCAACTAAACAGACCAGAGGAATTAAAACTCCTCCCAAGGGAGCAGCGGTTGGACCACCTGTTAAGCAAAAAACAGTGGTACGAGTTCCGGGAAAGGGAGTGAGAGTAGATACAAGTGGGTTAAATAGTATTACTGCGGTTAAGACTCCCCCAACCGCTACTCTAACCAAGATTGATAGTATTTTAAAAATCATTAATGACATTGCTCCATTGTCGCCAGATGAACAGAATAATATGTTGGTTGTATTCAAAAAGTTTGAAGCAAATCCAACAGAAGCAGAGCGGGATAGGATTACTGGTATATTAACAAATCCGGAGGTACTACCAACACCTATTCAGCGGCAGCAGGTACGCAAACAAATCAATGATTTATGGAAGCTCTATAATAATAAAAAAGCTACGATGGGAGAAGAGTAATGGATAGAGCTAAGTTATTGGCAGAACTTGCAGGGGGTAAGGATAGTCCTGATTATGTTGTGCCAGTTCGTCCGCCACAACCGGTGGAGTTGTCAACCAAAGAAAAAGTGGCTGAGTTGAAGAAAACTATTAGTCCAACAAAAGTGGATTGGATTCCAAGATTAGTTGAGGCTGGAATAGAGTTGAAGTCAGGACACCCATTGAGAGCGGCAGAAGCGATAACACAAAGACGACTTGGGCCGATACAACAAGTAACAGAGGATGCCACTAAGAAAATAGCGAGACCGCCAGCTAATAGAGCTATGTTACTACGTAATGCAGCAATGGGGATGGAGAAGTTTACTCTGCCTTTGGAGAAAGGCATAAAAAATACTCCCAAAGATGTTGCGGCGTTGCTTGGTGGCGCAGTAGTCATACCGGCTTTAGCAACATATATCGGCGGGAATACCATATACGAGGGAATTAAGTATGGTGTCCACAAAGCTATGGGAAATGTCACGCAAGAAGATGTTTATAATATGGCAGATAGATATAAAGATGGAGTTAATCTGCTGTATGATTTGAAGAAAGGCTTGGAAGAACAATACTCCCCACATGGACAGTTTGTTTTGGAAGGTAAGCTAGCTCCTTTGGCCACTTACGCCGCAGAACATCCATTATTTGCTGCTTTGGATGCTGTGGCAGGAGCTAGGATTATGGGCTTCTCGGAGCATTTGGTTTCAGATACGGTTAAGAGTGTTATGAAAAAGAATAACACTGTGGCTAAATGGATGAGTGATGCAGAGTTCGATGGCTGGTTCAAACAGAACCAATCGTTTTATAAACGTGGCGAAGAAGCTCATGTTATGCAGGCACTGAAAACATGGAAAACCGAGTTGAGAGATAAGTTATCGACCACTGAAAAAGAAGTTTTCCCTTTTGCGGTAATGGGAATAGACGACCCGGCGAAGTTCCCGGAGTTCTCTGGTGTAGAATTAACCCAACAAGGCAAGAATGTTTTGCGAGAGTTCTTCGAGAATCCAGAAAGTCAGGCAAACTTGGCTAGTGGGGTGGAGTATGCCAAGAAGATAGGCCGGAATGGGAGGAGATACAAAGCGAATATTGATGCTTTGGCAGATAAATGGGGAGTGGATTTGGCGGGAAGAGAGTTGAAGAAAGGAGAGCCAAAAGCAGAGTATGATTTTGGTAAGGGAATAGTGGGGAAAGTCCTGGCAGCAGCGGCTAAAGATAAATCGCCAGAGACAGATAAAGTTTTTTTGTCTATGCTTTTCTTAAACGAAGATGATAAAGCGGTGTTGGGGAGATGGTTGACGGATTATAACTTCGACATGCCCGCCGAAGAGTTGGCTAAACGTACAGAATTGACCACAGCTATGAACGCTTGGATGGATGACACCAAGGAATACTATGAACCGTTGATTACACGAATAGCCAGAGGAAGGGAGCAGTACTCTGGTATTCCCACAGTTATGCGAGCAACGAGAAAGATTGACCAGAGGGGAAACCTGGTTGAGAATATCCGCGTGTTTGATAAATTCGAGACACTGAAACTTAAACCAGTAGAGCTAGACCAAAGATTGCAAAACATGCTGCTTCGGGCGGTTAGAAAACAAGACACAAAAGTCAAAAAGCTGACGGATATTTATTACGCGCCAGAAATAGAATCATCGGTGAAAGGTAATCCTTTGGCATATTTAATGGCAGGGGAGGTAAAAGATGCGCCGTTGGCATCACTGACTGGGGGATGGTATATAAAGAAAGAGAATGGAATGGTAAAAAAGATTGATATGGAACAAGTGATAAAGGATATGGTCGGAAAGGCCATTGGGGTAGCTCGTCCGCCGGGCCCGAAACCAGCGGTAACAAACTTGCAGATACAAACAGCCAGGGAACAGGTGACTAAGGTTTTATTTAATGCCATGAAACCCGCCGATGATTTATATATGACACAGAGTATTTATTCGCCAGAGTATTTCACGTTTTTGACCAAGAACATTAGTCATAAGTTGGAGATGAGAACTCCCGGGACTGGGGATGTTGGGTCAGGAAGAGGGATTGAACATTACTTGAGAAAGCCAACCATGTTCCACGAGCAAAGAGGGTCAAAGTTGGCAAGAGTTGGTGGGGATTATCCTTTGTTGGCGTATCAAATAGCTTTGAGTAAATACGAAGCTCATCAGAAGATGCTTGGAGAGATTCTCTCGATGGCTAAACCTTTGAAACCTGGGGAATATGCGCAAGAAGGATGGGTGGAGTTTAGCCCAACAGTGCATGATTTTATTATTAAGAAGAGTTTGGATATCCGAAAGGCTTTGATGGATGATGTTGGTCTAGAAAACGAGTTGGCATCTGCCCTACAAATCAAAGGAGCAGATAGTCAAAAGATTATTGCCAAGTCGATTGTAACTATTGGCAAGAAAGTTGAGAAAGTGTTGGGGGATGATTTAGAAGCGGTGTTAAGACGGCCAGGAAAGAGATACCAGATTCCTCAAAGACTGGGAGCGCTAGTGGCGGGGTCTATGCGGGATGTTACAGGGATTGGGCAGTCAACTTGGAAGTTGTTGAGAATGGCAGAGACGGTTCATAATAAAGCATTGAGTGCCTGGGTTACTCTTGTGTTGAGTACACCACCAGTGGCGCTACGGTGGATTAAGAATAACATGATTGGTAACGCTTTGTTTTTGTATTTGCATGGAACGAGTGTTGGGGACGTGGTTAAAGCGTTTAACTCACATTATATTGAAAAGATTCCAGAGGAAGCAACTGCTGGTTTCTTTGCCGGATTATATAATCAAATTCATGATTATGCCAAGATAGCTATTGCTGATGGTACTGAGGGAAGAATAGCTAAGATGATGACTAATCCAGCGTTGAATAGAATTAAAGATAGATATGTTACACGGTTTGTTAACTTTGGTTTTGAAGTAAACGAGGCGGTAGAAGAAGTGGCCAGACGAGCGGCGTATATAACCGCGGCGAGAAAAGCTCTGGCTAAAAGAAAGATGCACGATTATAACTATGCTGCGACTCTGCCAGAGTTTATGGATGAAGCCAAAGGGGATGTGGAGTTAACGAAGTTTTTGGTTAATGAAGTAAATAAAGCCATGAATGATTATACCGTAACAGACCCTGCGACGCAACGGGTGATGAGACATTTAAGCCCATTTTATAAGTTCTATATTCATGCAGCTAAGACGGCATTTATGGCTCCAATGACTGCTCCGGTGAGATTTAGGATATTGACAGGGTTGGCGCAAGTTTGGGATGATTACGAAAGAGACCAGAGAACGGCCAGAGTGACTAAACAGCCGGTTGTGCATGGAGTGACTCCGCCATATAGACAGTTTGCTGTTCCATTGACTACGGACAAATCGGGGAATTGGTTATATTATTATAATACCACAGGCGAGAATCCATTTTCGAGTCTGGCACAGTTGTTTGCTGGGCCTGAATCGGCAGTAGCGGCGACAGTGAGTATGCTTAATCCTTTTTATATGAAAGCCATAGAAATGATTACTGGGAAAAGAGTTGCACTGGGGCAGAGTATTTATTTTCCGGGAGAGATAAATGTTTATGGTTCGTCTTATGGATTGGCAGAGGATTCTGACAAATTGATTCCTGTACAAAAACGGACTTACGCTATTGGGTCGCTGGTTGATACAGCCGCTAGCTTGATTCCTTTCTACCAGGCAGGGATGAAAGTATTATATCCTCAAATGACTTTATCGCCAGAGAATATTTTGGATGAAATGCAGCCGGTGGGAGGGATGAAAGCCAAGTTGCCTAAACCACAGGCAAGAGCTACCGCGTTGATGCAGTTGGTAGTTCCTATTAGTTCGTATAATTATATTGAATCAGCTTATAGAAGCGGGGCAGACTTTGATAAAGAAATAATGGTTAAGATGAAAACGACGCCAGAACAGAAAGCTATGGGGCTAAAGCCAGACGTTAGTCTGGAGACGTTGGATGGCGTGTTAAACGAGGCCAGAGAGTTATTTAAACTATTCAGAATGCAGCAACCAGAAACCGAAACTCGGTAGGGATAAAAAAGGGGATTGTTATACTTAACATTATGCCTCTCATGGGGAATAATCTCACATGAGAAGCAAAATGTAATAGTGTTAAAGTATTACAATCCCCTGCCCTAGCTACGCTCTATAAGCCTAAGCAATAATTTTTCAACCTGATGTAAACTAGCCCTGTTTTTTCCCCCTTTTTAGCTCTATATTAGACTCACTATTAACAAGGAAAATCCACAAGGTGTTCAAAGTGTCCTCTATTTGCTGTCTGTTAGGCTTTAGGCTCAAAGAATAATGATAGGTACGTATAACAGCTAACATAATAATCGCCCCAAACAGAGGAACACTTTTCATAGTTTTAGATTTTATGTTGTGAACAACCATATCCACAATAGCAAAGCTATCAATAATTGATTTCACGTTGTTTGCTTTGTTTAGTAACATTCCTCCAACATCAACCAGGTTGTTGTCGGTTACAGCAAGTTTGCGGAGCGTCCAGAAATAGATTATGAATGGTTTTATCACTAGATAGATAGCGTTTGTAACAACTGCACACCAAAATATTATCCACATTAATCCTCCGATAAAGGTTCATCTTCTTCGGTTTGCATAAATGGCGCGATGGAATATTTTGCTACGAGCTTTTTGAAGATTGCTCTGGTTATTTCTACATCATACAAGGCGTTGTGAAAACCATGCTCTCCTTCCAGTTTGACTTTATAGACTTTGGCGACTTCATCCAAAGAGAACTTCTCCATTGTGTAACGAACTAGGGCTAGGTCTATGGCAGCGAGAGCCATTACATCAATCGGGGGACGCCAGAAATAAGACCCGAAGTATTTGTTTTTGTGCTTCTTGAAGAAAGAGTCCATAACTAGCTGGTCAAAGCTCATTACGTTGTAGCCGATAAGAAACATCTTGTCGGTCTTGGCAAACTTATCAACTCGTGAGTCGAGTAAGGCCAGGAAGTTGTGGTACGCTTTCGCCGGATTGGTAAACTTCTCCAGCTCGGCGCGTTTAAAGCCGTTTACTTTTAGCGCATCGTCTTTTATTTCATCTCCTTCGATGGGTGCAATATTTACGCACTCTTTGGCGATTTCGTCACCATCTATTTCTATGATGTAGCCTAGTTGGAGTAACGCACATTTGTAGACATTAAGACTCCCCGTCTCGGTGTCTAGATAACAAACTTTCAACATCAATTACCTCCTGTGTTTTGCCATAAATATGGTTTGGTCTCCCAAGACTGTCTCGGCCGAGGATAACCAGAGTTGCATTACGAAAGCCGGGGTGGGTTTGGTCTATTTCAGATAAGTCAAAGTCGTATGGATTATCTTTTGCAAGTAAAAGTTGGTACAAAGAAGAACTTTTGACATCCCAAACATCTCCCCAAATAGCTGACGTTGAGACAGCACATGATGCAAAGTCTGCCAACGCAAAGTCTGGTATTTGGTCATAAGTTAGTGCCATTTACACTCCTTTCCAAACATATGTTTTCGCTGTTCCTTCAACCTTTTCTTCAACCAATCCTGTTTTTGTTAGCATGGATATAATCTTAGCGTATTCAAGAATATCCATATCACAAGCAACTATACATAATAGTTCTGGTTCGCTTATCTCCCCCCGGCGTCGAATTAATCCACTTACTACATCTTGCTGGCGGGAAAGTTTACTCAACCCCATCCCACCGTAAACGTTAACCATGTCTTTCTCAGTTTCTTTGACCAAAGCTATCGCGTCTTTGATTACTGGAATGGTTAGAGTAGTAAGAGAACGAGCAATAGAGAGTAACAAAGCGGCTTTGAGTATATGGATATGTCGGCGGGAGATATAACCCTCGAACCGTTTGTCGTTAATTAGTGGTGTATCTTCTACGTTTACGGGATACCAAGCAGAGAAGAATGCTTCGGCCTTTGGCTCCCAGGGCATCTCGCCTACGGAGATTGAAATAAGGTCTAAGTCGTGTTGGAGTTTTGGCTCCAGGTATCGAGCACGTTTGGTTAAATATGGAATAGGAACCCACATGGCTTTTTTGTTGCCATAAGCCATTACAAAACGGGAAGTAAAACCGCTGCCTTCGGTTAATGGAATAGCAGCGGCCAGGGATTCGGGGGTTATCCCGCCAAGGACTGATAGCCAGGGACGTTTTATCGTACTCTCGCCTTGGTTCTTAGTGGAGTAAGCCCAGCCGTAGTCTGTGGTATCATAGATATCGCATAAAAACTTCACTAAAGCGCCGTTATTCTCTCCTATGAATACAGCCAATTCCGAGGAGGCGACCATCATAGGTGATTCATAAACAGTCTCCCCATCAAAAGTAAAAGATTCTTGTTTGCCAGCCATGTCTTGTATCAAGCGTTCTCTGGTAATAGACTCCGAAGCAACGGAGACTCCGGTTATTTTGGAGAGAAACCGCTTGCCGAGGCGTATGGCTTCTGATTTGCGACAACCTGCCGGGCCTACAAGCATGGTATATAGATTACTATGAATGTTCAATCGGCCGTATTGAAGCCACACACGAGAGCGCACGGCTCCGGCCAGAACAGCTAGGCCGACCCATTTGTGGTAAACAACCGGCGACTCTGTTCCTTCACAGTATTCCATATAACTCTCATGCCAGTCCTCTAATTCTCGTCGTCCATCATAAACAAGTCGTCGTCCACTTCTTCTCCCATCGTCCATGCTTTTCCTACCTCAAAAGAGATTGGTATAGTTAGTGTTTGGATACCGATTTTGAGAGGAATGGTTAGGGCTTTTACAATCTCCCTCCCGGCCTGGTTGATTTCTTTATCTGGGACTTCTACTATCATTGAGTCATGGCCGTTGTGTAGGATGTGCCAATCTTTGTTCAACTTGGTACGAACTGCGCCGAAGTCTCTAATCCCCCTGTTCATCAAATCTCCGATAGTGGATTGGGGAACCCAAGCATAGGCTTCTCCCGGGTCGGGAACGCCATAGAAAATACACTTGCGGCCAAGTGGTGTGATTAGATAGTGTTGAACGTCGATTTTATGCAGAGTTTCTGCGTGCCATGTTTTTACTCCCGGGAAAGTAGCGAACTGGAGAGCTAGAAGCTCTCTGGCTTCTTTAACCGGAATGTTAAGAATTGCAGCCAGCTTGCGCTCCCCAACTCCATAGTTTGCTGCGTGGTTGGACCGTTTCGCTTTCTCGCGTTCGGCGTAAGTTATTTCGTCCATTGGTTTATGATAAATAAGAGACGCGGTACGCTTATGAATATCTCCCCCCGCATCAAAGGCTTTAATCATGGTTGTTTCGCGGGAGAGATATGCAACGACACGGGCTTCGGCTTGGGATAAGTCAGGAACGATGAAAGAGAAACCAGGTCGAGCCACAAATACCGAACGGATGTTCATGTTGAAGAGTAAACGACCATCCTCTTCTATCAAGAAGGGAGCGATAGATGGGTAGAGCTTGGTTAGTTCGGAGTTGGTGATTTTGTATAATACTAAATCTGCCTTATGACTCTTGGGAACATTTTGGAGATTTGCACCAGTTCCGAAAATGGTTTTAGATGAGGATAATCGGCCGGTGACTGTACCAGTGGGGTTATAGCTGCAACGAAACACACCGTCGTCTTCGACCATTTTATATGGTCGGTTGCCGTGTTTTGGAGCGCCAAAGAATTTACTCAACATATCACGGCATTTGCGGACATCTATTACTTGTTGAATAACTGGGTTGCCTGTTTTAGCCAGGAGTTGCTTCATGGCTTCGAAATCGGTTGATGGGTTTTTGGCACCACGTTTATACATGAGAGGATAGCCTAGTTTTATGGCTATCAACTCTTTCATTTGGATGGGAGATTTAACGTTGATGTGGCCGCCAATTCTATCGTCTAGTTTTTGTTGCATAAATTTGCACAAGTCGGCCTCGGCTTGGTGCATTTGCTTCATGGTATCCAAGTCACACTTGATTCCTCTGGCAGACATCTCGGCCAAAACGGGAAGTAGACTCATCATGAAGTCGTAGGGAACACGAGTCTTGGTAGCGTCGAGTTCTTTGGTTAATGCGTCAACAACCTCGCGTGTGACTACGGCATCTTTGGCATTATAACGATAAAGTTTGTCATAGTCTATGTCGGCCCGACCAACCAGCATCTTCCCTTCGCCTTTGTAGAAGGGATGCCAAGTGTATAAAGATGTAAGAAACCACAACCCTTTCGGAAAAGCTGGGTAAACTGCATGTTGCGCAATCATGGTGTCCATCCACAGATTGGCGGTATAGATGTTATAGTTACGAGCTAGGAATAAGCTATCAAACAAAGCATTGTGCATCACGGTACGAATGCCGGGATGAGTTAATACTTTTTCGATGAGAAGCCATAACTCGTGAGTGTGTGACTCAGAGAAATATGGATTCTTGTCAACAACAAAAGGAACACAAAAACCAAAGTTATGTTTGTGCGAGAAGCCAATACAAGCAACTGAGGCTCCGATGGTTTCTATATCGACAGAAACAATAGGACTCTTGCCAGAGTTTGCTTGGGATATAAGACCACGCAGATATTCTGTAACCTGTTTGTGTGTTGGTCGAATAATTAACTCTGGCTCCGGGAGTTTGAAGTTCTTGGTCTGCGCAATCTCCTGCGCTCGGCGGAAGTCATTGGCAGCAATCGTTGCCCATTGCCAGTTCCCACGTTGAATCCAACTGGGATGAACGGAAGGAAGAACTGGAATGCCTTCCCATGAGAATACATAACCACGATGGGTAGTAATATCGGTTATTCCGAGCAAGCAACTCAATGGAACGTTCCCCATCGGGATGATAACTGATGGTTTACATCGGCGGATGTCTGCCATGAGTTCTTCTATATAGTGAATAAACTCCGGCTTAATTGCCGATTTGCATGGTTCGCCTTTGTAGAAGTAGCGGACTTGGTTGTTGGGCGGACGTTCCCGAAAAGCGTTGTTTATACGAACAGTGGCTCTGATTATTCCAACAGTAGCCAGGATGTTGTTATAAACATTCCCCGCCGGGCCACGGAACGGCTCACCATATTGTTCTTCTACTTCCCCAAGGGCTTCACCAATAAAATACATCTTTGCTCTGGTGGGGCCAACTGGTTCAACTATTCGGGGCATAACCGCCTCTTTCTATAAATGACGTTTGGTGGTAGAATCAATTATTTGAGTGCCATTTGACTCATGTCGGATGCGTTTGAAATCCTCGATTTGACTCATGGTTACTTTATGTTCGGCGGATTGGTTACGTCTATCAAGATACTCACCCAGGACACAGATGGCTACTCCGCAGACAAAGCCGAGAGAGAAATATCCCATTATAAACCTCCTTGGTATAAAGCGGCAATGCTTTGGAAAAAGTTTTCGGGACAACGGTACATAGGAAATAACGAGATAGAGTCGGATGGGGACCATTCGACTATTACTGGTGACTCCTCGTTCTGCATGGGGAGATAGTAACAGGGAGAGATGGGGGACATGCGGATGCAGATGTGGTCTTGCTTGGACGAAGGGATGATGGCGTCGGGGACCAGTTGAGTTACAGAGTCGATTATTTCTTGGACTTGGGTTAAAATGATTTGTTTACCGAGTTTCACTCTACTCTCCTTTCTTGGCATAATATTTCGTTAGATTATCCAAAGCATAATGACGGTAGTCTTTGTCCATCTCTATTCCTTGGGGAATCATTTTGTGTTTCAACGCAGCAACTAAAGTCGAACCAGAACCAGCAAACGGGTCGATAAGAGTCATGCCTGGGCGAGCAATGGGCTTGAGCATGTTATAGAGTAAGTCAACTGGCTTCTCGACTGGGTGGTGTTTATCGTTGGGGTTTAATCGGTCTTGCATGAACCAGGCTTTGAATGGCTCGACTAAAAGAATGTTACCTTTGCGGCCAAATAAACAACATTCGTAAGACTGGGATGGCCAAGTCATGGGACGAACGGTGGCTCCGATTACGGGTTTAATCCAGAGAAGAGGAAAAGGGCAGACAGAGAAACCGTTATCCATGAATAAGCCGACCAACATGGGGAACCACATGGGTTGACAGAAGCAGTATAAGAACGATTCGTCTTTGGCTACTCGCGAGAGTTCAGGAATAATTCGGCCCATCATGATAACATATTCAGATTTGGTATCAGAATAGAGTTTCATATAGCTGGTATGTTGCTCGCCAACCGGGGCGTTCTTGGTCTGCTTGATGTTTTTGTTGTGGTCTGTTCCAAACGGCGGGTCAGTGCAGATAACATCGTAGTAGCGTGGTTTTAGTGTTTGCAGAACGGCTTCACATCGGCCCAGGAGTACCATTTCTTTTACTGCCGGCGTAACCTTCTTCTCGGCGTCACTGGCAAACTTCTCCCGAATAGTAATTTCTCTTGCTGCTCTAAGAGCCTGGCCTTTTGTACCAATATTTGCAAGAGATGGCATCTTTTTGATTAAGCCAGCTAAAGCTATATCATCGCGGGTTTGTTTGGTCGACTCCCCCAACGCTTTAGCTGTGTCTTTGGTGGACCAGCCAGCAGATTTTTGAGAGCCTTTGTGCCGCTCACCATAAAGCTCTTTCTTTAATCGGTCTAATTCCTGTTTTGCAAGAACTTGGTCACTCCAAGACATCTCTTTTCGGCAGATGTTTTCTTCCAACTCTAGCTCTTTGGCTTGAAGTGCGTTTAGTTGGTCACGATAGACACAAACGACTGGGATATTCAGAGCTTTACAGGCTTGTAATCGGCGGAAGCCAGCCACAAGACTGTTATCGCGGTTTAACACAATCGGGTGAATCTGGCCATGTTTCTCAATAGAGGCTTTCATGGCTGAAATATCCGCATCTGCTCGGCGCATCCGGTCGCCAACGGTTACTTTACTGGCTTGCATTATTACAAGAGTGGTTTTGGTTGGGTCGAAACTCATGTTATTTCATCGCCTCCTTGACGCAAGCGTTTGATGGTTGCTTTGGTAAATTTAAATTTGCCACTAAACAAACTGTTTAGTTGACGAGCCACTTCATTATCCACGCGGCCTTGGTGTTGCGCGGTCTTTCGGGCAACGGTTTCTTTAGAGAAACGAAGAATAGTTGTGATATGTAGTTGGGATTCCAGACCACGTTCAGACAAAGCGGGACCGTATACTGTTCTATAAACGTTGGCTAGTTCTTTCATGGCTATACCACCAACTCAAAATGAACTAAGTCGTTGAATGTTTGGTCGAAAAGATTGTTGTTTCTATTCCAGTCTCCACCCCAGCGTAGCTCAATATTATGCTTCCTGGCTGTCGCCTGAACCAAGCCCCCAAAGTGATAAAACGGGTAATAGTCTTTGGGAGTTATGGGGTCTTTATACGGATAAGAAGCTACGTCTATGGCACAAGCCGGGGCGGTTAAATCTACTTCGCGGACAGTGGAGCTAATAGTTAACGGATGATATGGCCGACCCATATGATAGCCAACAGCTAGCTTGGATTTACCCAATCGCCGCAGATTGGCTTGTTCGGCGGGAGTACGCTTGCCGTACATAACAAAGCAGTCGTACCATTCAATAATATCCATAAAAATCTCTACTAAATGGCTGTCAACATCTGCAAGTCGAAGCAAAGAAATGTCACTGAACTTTGGCATTGGGTGCATCCTCCTTTGATTTGGGCCACTCGGTGGCAATTTTGCGTTTGGTGTCCTCGGTTATAGCAGAGATTACTTCTTTGGCAGAGTCTGTGTTGCCTAAGACGATGGTGCCTATGGAGACAGAAACGGTCGGGGTACGGTTGCTCCATACAGCGAAGCCGATTAGAATAATGAGACACATGATGGTAGCAAAAATATGCCAGTCTTTCATTTCTGTTCTTCCTCCTTTGTTAGTGTGGTAGCACAGGTTGGACATATTCTAATTGTTGATACAATGGTTGTATTTTCTGGTCTCGGTAGCAGAACTATTTGTTCACCACAAAATTGGCAGTTATATAATTCTAATGGTTTAAGTGCAGAAGCATTCATACTTTCTCCTTTGTTATTTTACTTCTGTGCCAGCAACTATTCTCTTGGTACAGTCATTCAATAGCTCTTGGTAATTCTTGATGGTACTCTCAAACTCTGCTTTAGAATCGGAGTAAGCATCATCACAGTTGCAGATAGGCTGACGGCTTAAACCTCCGTTGTAACCAGCCCAGTAGCATAGACCACAGAAACCACTAATAACGAGAATACCAATGAATGACAAAACAAGATTACGCATGTTTTCCTCCTTTTAATCGCCTTATATCCATAGCGTTAATTTGGCTTTTTTGCTTGAGCGGTTAGGCATAACTGGATTTATTCTTCCTTAAATAATAAAAGTATTGCCGCAATTGGGACATTCATAATAATGAAAATGCGTGGGTATTCCATCGCCGCCCTTTTCTACGTGGTAGTCGTGGACATCCCAAAGACGTTCCGAGATTTCGCAAGTTGTCCCATTAAATATATTGTGGTATCCGATTAAAGCACGAAGCCACAGAATTATTATTTCCATCTTATCCCTCCTTCCCCGTTATCGCCTTCCACGCCGCCACAGCGCGGACGTCGGCGGGGGCGTGAGCAAAAGCTAAATCATTATCTCTTTTAGTGGTATCGTCATTGATTCCTAGAATTTTATATAGATTAAGCCAGTAGAGATGCCAATAAGTAGACGTTCCCCAACCGTCCGCCAATGTTATAAACGATTCATCCTCTTTCATCTTCTCCTCGATCTTGGCCATTAGGTCAAGGGATCCGCAATAGTTTAAAGGCTCATCCCGTTCCAATTCACCACAAGACCAAACGGTAATGGTCTCCCCATTGTGACTCTGATATTCCTGACTTCCCCACCCATCAAACTCGGCCAACACCTTGTTTATCTCCCGCCATTCGGAAGGGGTCTTGTCAATCATATCTTCACCCACAATCTAAAACGCCGCAATGAGCAACCCAGCATTAGGCAACATACATCGTCATTGTACGTACATTCTTTGCATTGAGACGTGATTGCTTCTTTTAGATCATCCCGCTCCTTAATCGCCGCGTCCCGCTCATTCAAAAACTTATTGGCCAAATATATTACTTCATAAAATCTTCCAGGACAAACAGCGGGGGAATCGAGATAACAATGTGTCTTGTCCTGGAAATGGCATTGCTCAAAACATTGTCCTTCCCGGGATAGCCTGAATATCTTTGGTTTCCACTCCCACCACCAAGGCATGTTATTCCTCCTCCGGTATGGTTATCTCATGCCTCTCAAAAACGCCTGACGCTCTTTAGCCGACAATGCTGCGTGAGCGCGTTCACATTCTTCTTTTTCACACTCCTCATGGACATAGGGTGTATTGGGAATCTGCTCCCCTGGCCAATGCTCCGGATGAGCTATTTTATCGGCTCCTGGTTCACCACAAAGGCCGCAAATATCTTTTTCCTCTGTGGCGGCCAACTTTTCCTCCAACTCTTTCACTTTTGCCAGCGCCGCGTCCCTCTCATTGCGGAGCTGAGCTAGTTCTAATGTTAAAAGCAATTCCTTTAGCGATGCACATTTAAGACCTCTCATTAAGTTGCGTTCCCAATCAGCCTCTATACATGAATAGTCTTCACTTTGGGAACATCCAATTCTATCCTCAGAGAAAAACTGACAGGACGTACACATGTTACGTTTAAATAAAAGCCACTCCCACCACCAAGGCATGTTATTCCTCCTCCCTAATCACGCCCTCGCCATGACAGTGAGGGCATATTTTATCGGTATCTTCATCATATCCAGTTCCATCACAAGCAACACAGCGATAAACATCTTGATAGGGATTACTGGATAATAAAGCTCCTTTGGGGTATTCTCCATGCATATTATTCCTCCAAAAACGAAAGGCTCATTCCCGCGCAATCGTTATTTTTACCATTATCTTTAGCCCACTGTTTATATTCCAAGTGGTCTTTAACAATCTCAGGCAGCTTTTCTTCTTCAACTTCTATAATTGCGGAAACGCTTTCTATGGCTCCGAAAGGGGTGCAACTCATAATTGTAGCGACAATCTTCATTTCATTCCTCCTCCGGCAACGCTATCGGCGCGAAACGAGCGCCTTTACGAATTTCATTTACCAGTGCCCGAATCCAAGAATATGAATTGACTGATGACCCAGTAATTTGCACAAGTAAATAGGTAACATAGCCATTCTCATGTCGTTCCATTATGTACCAACCATCTCCCGGCACTGTCCCCTCCGGCAGATATTTGGGGGGGCCGGGGCAGTCGGCGGGGTGGAAGTTTTTCCCCTCTCCACACTCCTTGCATAAGGATGATAGCTCCGCGCCGAATGAATCCCCGTGGGCGCAGCGTTCATGGACACACTTAATACAAGGTGGCATTACTTTTCCTCCTTCATGCGGAGATAGTAATTTTTCCAGCCCAATATTTCCTCTATTGATATATAACCTTTGTATCGTGGGATGTTATTATTAACATAATAAAATCCACGCTCATCTATTAATTTAATATTCATGGCTTCTTGAATTGAATTATCATTAGTGTTTACAACCTCTACCACCATTTCCGGCGTCAAATCCTCCATCCGGTTAATGCGGCGTTCGGGCTTGGAATTGTGAATTGGCTTATGACTACGTGGGCAGTCAGGGCTGGGATAAAGAAAACGTTCTTTTTTATGATATCTATCATGTTTATCAATCCATTCCTTCATTACTCCTAGCCGAAGGGCGCAACCATCCAAACTTGAATCCCAAACACTATCCACAAATAGTGGACAATCACCGGAGCATCTACCAGTTGCTTTGTCTACTATTGGTATCTCCCCGACCGTCCTTCCTCCGATAATGATTTTGTAAGGGGAAACAGACGCGGGAGTGAAGTTGCGGAACGCTTCTCGAATTCTCTCCCCAAGCCCGCCAAAAATATATCCTGGGTGGATAAGCGCCAACACCCGCTCCTCCAACTCCTTCAAGTCGGGGGCGTCCGGGAGTTGGTTTGCTAAGTCCAACACTTTCTGTTTGGATATAAACACTTCTACACCAGTACCCAAGCCAACACTATTTAGCCTGTTGATACCATCAATAAGTTTCTGCTTGTACATATTATCTCCTTTTGTTGGGTTATATCCATCCAGTAGAACGATGTTTCTTCTTTTGTACTAACCAGGCTGGTACACTAATCTTACCTGTTTTAAGGTTTATACTACAGCAAGATTTTGGAAACCAAATCTTGTCTATATTGGTAGACCATCTTGGTTGTTTCATCCTGAGGAGCCATGCTTTGTCTGTCTCGGTTATGATAGCCAAAACTTTGTATCTATATGTTCGCGTCAATTGCAACCAATTGGAGTCCTCTGGCTCTTCAACAAGGTCGTCCCACATAAGCTCATTTACATAGTCTGCCATGTCTCCCATCTCAACGTCCTCCCCTTGGATGCTGGGAGTGGTTTCTATTGGCTCCTGTCAACCAGAGCCGCAAGGCAGGGGAAATCGTAGTTGACTACAACCCACCACTCGGTATCCACCGGATTGCTCCTAAGTGGTTCCAGCCTGTCCCTTTCCAGCACCCAAGGCAAGGACGCAAATAGCGTCCTAGCCAACTACTTATGGCATCATCTATTCAATTAGGTTTCGTCGCCATGTTATGCTAAAAGATGTTATAAAAGAGCAAATAATGATGCCATAAACCAGCCTACTTCGCAGCCGAGATAACTTTCTTGACTTTGGCAACAGGCTCACCTTGGTACTCTTCTTGTTCCACAACTGCGCGACATTTGCGATTCAGCCATTTATCCGTGTTATACGGAGGCTTGGGGTCAGCGCCAATGTTCTCCAAGAATTTGAGAAAATAGCGTTGTTTGGCCTCGGCTTTCTCGTCCTCGTCCTCTTCTGCCGGGAGAGATTGGTAATAGAACAGCATACGACTGTTGGCTTTCTTGTCGGCCGAAACGACTTTGAGCTTGATTTCCAGATAATTCTTGCCAGCGTCGTTCGACTTGGCTTCGATGGAAGTAATGATAACATCGTAAGTTCCGGCGTCCAGCGGTTCCTGCTTGGGCAGCTTGGACAAATCTTTAACACCTTTTACGAATTGTAGTAACGGCATTAGCTACTCTCCTTTTACTGTGGGCTTTGGTTGATTGTTAACGATACGTGACATTTCGTCGTATGCAGCACTAGCAATGACTGACTCCAAATCAATCCAATCATGGATAGTGTTTCCGGGACCTCCTTTCTTGTTGGTGTATTTAATAAACATTTCGGCTGCTTGGAGCAAGTCAACCATTTCTTGAATCGAATATCGGCCGGTGATTGGCATTGGTTACTCCCAAGGGTTAATGTCGTTGTAGATATAGTCTATGATTTCCCCGAAGTCTAAGCCAACCACATCCGGCAGTCCACCACGAGAACGTGCTTGGTAGATTCCATCCGGGCGAGCATTGGCTCGGTAGCGTTTGCCTACGGAGTCATAGAATGAGTGGTAATACTCGTCGAAAGAGTCACTCAAACGATTGCTTGCTCCTCCGGTAATAGCTGGCATAACTTCCTCAATCATGTCAATTTTGTTTTTCTGGATAGCGGCGTGACTGTTGACCAGAACAAAACCGGGATAGCTCATAAAGTGAGAGATAAATCTCTCGAACATGAAGATTTGAATGCCATAGTGTAGCTTGCCTGGGGCACCGCCAACGTTCTTGGCAGTTGAGCTACCTCCTTCGGTTTTTAAATCCAAGACTTGAGCCATGATTGCTCGGTTCAGCTTCGATGCTGTATCTAAAACAATCGTGGCATACTTCTTCTCTTCTTTAACTTCATCAAACTTGGCTGCCATTTTTTCTGGAGTATGTTTATCGCCAAAATCATATGTTTCATAGTCATACGCCAGTTTAAACTTCTCCTTTCTCATCCTTGTTCTAATGGTTCTCAGCCCATCATCTATATCAAAGACGAAGATTGGTTGTGGCATGGTGGCGATGAAGTAAGTCTTGCCAGTTCCCGGAGCGCCATAGATAAGCAGAGTCCGAATGTCCTCTATGATTGTGGAGTATTTAATACCACGTATCTCTCTTTTGGGAAACTTCTCTTTCATAAAAGAGACACATTCTTTGGTTGTCGGGACCTCCGGCAGAGCATCAGGGTCAGGTGCTGGGACAGGATTCTTGTATGGTTTTGTCATCTATTTTGTCACCACCTTTCTTTAGTTTTGTTATAATATTGTGCATATCAATGGACAAAGAACGAGCGTAGGCCCAATCACGATAGACTCCTTGGGAGGAATCTTTATACGGCAGCATTTCACCAGCAGCCAACATTCCGCAGTTGGCAAACAACGCCGGATTGCGATAGAGAATGCCTACTCGGTCAATCCCGGCTTGCTTGTTGTACTCGTCAACGGCGGTCGCCAACACAACAAAACAATTATACTGCTCAATGCACCATTGCGGAACTTCCACAATAACACAGTAAGCACCAGTTGTTTTATCGCGTTGGATTAAGATGTCGTTGCACTCCCAAACATCGACTTCAAAAGCCCATGCGCATAGAACTTTGCGGCCGTCTCTTGTATCTCGAACAAGAATGTTTACGGCTTTACAAACATCGTTTATTATTCCCACCATTTTTCCCTCTCCTTGAAGCCAAGTCTTAGTGCGGCTTCTTTGGTTTTACATCCCGCTTGGCAGAGAGTTAGAAAGTCACATTCGAATGGTCGGCCTGGGACACCGGCGTAGCAAGAATCGCTTGTGGGCCAGACTTGATTGGCTTTAGAATCCGCAATACGAGCAGCCCACCACGAGAGATTGCGTTCCCATTGGGAGAGTTCGTCTTTGGTTCTAGTTAATGCAAGAGGAAAGAACTCTATGCGAACGCCTTCTTTTTTGGTTGGGTGGCCAATAAACATGACGTTGAGATAGCAGTTTTTGCAAGGGAAGCCTAGCTTTTGTGCAGCCGCAACATAGGCAGAGACTTGCCAAGAAACTAGAAAGCCAGCAAGATACTTATCGGTTTTCATGGAAGAAGTTTTATGCTCAACTACGGTTACAGAGCCGTTTGAGTTGGGGATTATTCCATCTATTACAGCAACAAGATTGAAGTTGTCGAACTCGTGAATACCAGTGATTTCAACGCCGGACATGTTTTCTATACGGTAGCCGTTAGTAGCAATATAGTCACTAACTACACGGTAGGCCAAGAGTCTATCACGATGGCCGCCGCTTTCAAGTTGAAGAGGAAGAAGAGAATCCATTGAGTGAAGAGCGGTGTCTAAGTCACGGTATAAACCGTAGCTTGCTAACCCTTGATGAACAGCGCGACCAAACATTAATGCTTCACTGGAAGAAGCTGGCTCGATAAACCACTCATGCTTGGCCATGTAAAGCCAAGGACATCGCATGTAATCGCAAAGACCTGTGTAAGAAAACGTTGGCTTCTTTGGGTCAGAGCTTGGGTTCATCAACGGCGGGCGTTCCGGGGGAGACAGCTTCTTTGCTGGCTTCTTGGGTTTCTTGGTTGCTTGTTTCTTGGTTTGTCTGAGTGTTATTATCGCCACTTGTTCCTCCAATCTTGAGCGGGACTCCACAGTTTGAACAGATAAAAATGTTAGCGATGGTTAGTTGGCCAATGATTCCGGTTGGGTATAGTTGGATACCAGGAAGAAAAGTATCACAAGTTTTACATGCGGGGCAGATAATAGGGGGTGTGCCAGAAGTGGGAATGACTGGTTCTGGCTGGCCAGTGTCTCTACGAAATTTACCGGGACGAATGATTCGGGACATTGGTTACTCCTTATAGTGTTCACAAATATGTGTGCTATGAACAAGATGCTTATCCTCGTGGCCTAGCCAGCGCAACTCTCTTGGCTTAAGCAAGACTCGATGTAAAGAATCACAGTTGCCGAAGTTGTTTATTCGAGTTGCTTCTGGCTGCCAACTCTTGCATGTCTTACATTGGTGTAGAAACCATGTTTTCATAAACTCACTCCGCTTCTTCAAATCGGCCAAAAGCATCACGGTCATAGAACGCGGCTTTGTAAAAGATGCTAGCCATCTTCTTTCCTTTGTCGTCAATCAACTGGTTCCACATTGAGTGGTTAGTTGGCTGCAATGACCATCCTGCAGGAAAGGTGGCGTTGAGGAATAATTTGTCTTGGGGGTTGTCAGTGAACGTAAAACCAAGTTCTTCCAACCGAGCAATATCTCGCGCTCCTTGCCATTTTCTTGGGAGTCTGCGGGAGGCTACTAACCATTGCTGTCCTCTGGCTTCCTGTGCTTCTATTCCACCAGGGGCGGAAGCCGCGATAATGTTCTCAAGATTACCACTCTGCAACGCAGGTATAATGGCTGCAACAAAACCATTGTCTTTTTTATTTTCCATAATCAACCTTTCTTTTTTTTTCTCGGCACCACTCCCTGGGGTGGGTTCCAGAGAGTGGTGCCATTCATCAGGAGGAAGAAGCTAATGTTACTCCGCGGTGCGGTACTTGAGCGGCAGAGGAATCTTGGCCGCGCGAAGAGCGGTGATGGCCTGGTCACGAACCGGCTTCTTCATGGCGTCCAACTCGGTCTCAAGAGCATCGAAGTCCGGCTTGACAGCGCCAAAGCCGGAACCTCTGGTTCCCGCTTTCCATTTGGCGACGGCCGCGAGGATATCTTCTTCGCTCTTGCCAGCTCCAATCATACCACGAACCATCGCCGCAATACGCCGACGAACTTCCTGGTCCGCAGCTAACATAACGTCCATGTTGAACTGGGCCTTGAACTCTTCGGGAGTCTCCGGGGTATCGAATACCACATCGATAACCACATCTTTTACTTTGGAATTGCTAATCTGCATCTTTTGTTCCGGCATGTTTCTTCTCCTTCTTTGTTATTGGTTTAGGTTTTTCCGACATTGCTGCCGGAGTTATGGTCGCTCCAATTTTTGCAGATGATGGAGCAATCTTGGTTACATAAAGAACTGTGCCCGCCTCCCCTCCCACCTTTTGTAGAATAAACTCTATGGGAGCTTGGGCATACATTTCCTGTGTACGGTAACGACGTAAGAAAATCCAGAGTTTTTGTGCCGAGGAATTTCTTGCGGCAGAACAGGAGTATAGAACTGGGAATGAATCGCCCGGTTTTACGCCGACCAGCTTTTCCCATACGTCTTTTTCCGTTCCCAGTAATCCCCGAAATTCATTCTTCTTCATGGCTCACCCCCTTTCCGTAGCTGGTGGGCAGCTATTCTTTGTGATATGCAAGACATATAGCCACAAGAGTTGCTTTATTGGCTTCTTCAAGAACAACTCCGTAACTAATTCTAGGCTCGACACCAGTTAAACGTTTGGTGCAACCTGTTGGTTCTGCATCAAAGGTTGCGGTATGAAACTTACAATCGTACTTCTTGCAGAAGTTGAGAGTAATTTGCTTACTCATTAATATACTCCTAACTTTTTTAGAATCTCGATTTGCTCTGGTGTTAAGTATCCACGCTTTGGTGTTGCTTGTTTTCCATGCAAGTGGTTGTATCTAGCAGCAGCTTCTTCTGCTTTGCGCTCGTTGTAGCCAGGCGGTGCTTTGTCGAAGCGATAGATTACTGGTTTCTTAGGCCAGGACTTGCACAGCTTGAAAACGTATCGAGTGGCTGCTTCGTTGGGTTCATCGTACTCAATGACAATGCAGAACTCTGGGAGTTCTCGCCACTCGAAGTAGGCTCTTGCGTGGACACAGAGCTTTGGACGTTGGGTTAAGTTGGTTGATTCGCAAAAGTGAATCAGCTCATCTGAAACTGTTTGGTTCATTATAAATCCGATAGTCATACAAACCTCAACGAAACCAGAGTTGGCAGCCTCGGATTACAAAAAGGCTGGTTATTAAAAGAAAAAGAATCCCCCATGCCAACTGTAAGAGCTTGAGCAAAAAGCACTCCTTTCTTTGGTTATGTAAACTTGGTTGTGTTAGTGCAAGAACGCATGAAAAAGTAACCTTTCGAGATAATAATATAATAATATAGAAAGAAAGTCAAGCGAAAAACATTATTATATTATCATACTGCCTACTGGTTAGACACCATCTGGCACATTGCGCGATTGATTACTGCTTGGGCAGAGACTAAAGCCAACGCAACGAAGTGTGGTCTGCCGAGTACGATACTTGTGTTGGCTTGTCGTTTGGATATGTATTCGTCAGTAGACGGTTCGATGGCGATGGCTGAGAGAACGATGGAGACGTGGCGATAGGTGGAATTCTTGCCCGTGTTGTATTTGTCGAGGACAGCCAAGATTTCTTTCTCGAATTCATTGTTGGGTTCAACAATCTTTACTTTGTCTTTGATATATTCTTTACTTATGGTTACAGTCCTTTCTTTTTGAGAATGGTTTTATGCTGGATACGAATGTTGATGGTGCAAGTACCACTAACAATTGGTCGCATAGATTTAATAAGGTTAGTGTTGGTGTCTATAAGAACAAGATAATCCTCCTTTCTTTGGACTTTGATAGCTATGCAGGAATCTTTAAGAACTTGGTTCATACGTTTGATTGTGTGATGTACAGTACGTCCTTTGCGGTTATGCAAGAAGCTATCAAGACGGACAGTTAGCCAGAGGCTTCGGCCAGAGTCTTTCCATTCAAGAATCTTAACGCCGTAGAAACAAACACAAGCCGTGTGTTTGTCAATGTTGAGACAAGTGTTGGGGTAACAGAGCATAGCAACTCCTTAGGCTTTATGATACACATTCAAGCCGAGGATGGGGGTATGGCCTTTCTTGGTGCGATACGGGACAGGGATGTTACCTTTGGTTGATGCGATGGAGATGGTCTTGCCGCTGGCGGATTCCCCATGTTCTTCTTCCAGGTTGATGTTGATGGTCAAGGTGCTTCCCTTTACACTCATGGCTACGTTTTGTTCGGGCATTTACGCCCTCCTTTCTTGGGATAGAATTTATATCCCTCGGTTATAATGTTGTTGGTTAATTGGTGATAGACTTCGACGAGAAGTCTTGGTCGACGTTTGCCAATAAGGTCTGTCCCAGAAGAAGGAAGTTTGCCTAGAAGTAATTCGTCCTCAGTAATGCCAATGTGAGATAGCAAGGCAACAGCTTGGGTATTTAATCTATATGTGGTTAGAACAATAGGGACACACACGCGTCGACTCCATTGGGACTGAATGCGTAGTTGGGCAATAATCACCGGAGGACACGCACCTTGGTCAGAGGCAAACCACAGCGAACGAATAGTTGCTTTGTATAGTCCTGGTTTTATTATCATAGTTGCCCCCATTCTGCAAGCACTTGGCAGTACTGTTGATATATAAAGTCTGCCATACATTTTGCGTACCACTGAAATGCAATCTGGCTATGCCGTTTGTGGCCGGCGTGGGCGCGTATCCATTTACGAAGTATAACGTTTGCAGCAGTCCACTCTTCACAACACTTTTTGTTGGTACCCAAGATACAACAACACTCATCATCGTTTGGGTCACCAATTATCATGTTATGTTGCGCAGCAGAGAAGTGGCATAAGCCACAGGTCCGGACTGATATGTCAATAGCATGTGGGTTATCTCCGGGATTATCGGCCAACTCCATCCACTTCAACCAACTCGCAAGAGTTGCGTTGGCTAGAGTTAGGCCTACATCGGCTAGTTGTTCAGCATAGTTAATCATAACGTGAACCTCCTTTCTATTCAGTTATTGTATTAAGTGCATCAATGGCATCGTCTATATATGTAAACACAGAGTTAAGTTTGTCTTTAATTGTTTCATCATCCGATTGTTTAACGAACTCATTAAGCCAAGCAACTGCTTCGTTTAAATCCACGACTATGCCTTGGGCATTGTACTGAACGTTGCTGGCTAACTCATCGGCATCCCTACGACCAGCCTCACACTGGTTTTCGAATTCTTGGTCTATCTCTTCCAACAACTCTTTTGCGGAATCTCTTATAGAGAGAAGCTGGTCCTCAGAACAAGGCGGGATAGCCAGACTTCTGGTCTGGCAACCAATAGACAGAAACAAAGTCCACCAGTTCTCGTTAAGACCAGTATAGTTTTTCTCGTATGAAACGTTGGTGTCATACATAAAATTGCTCCTTTGCGTGGTGTGGTTATACTATTATATTATGCTTGTCATGGGGAATAATCTTCTATGACAAGCAAAGTGTTATAGTGTTATCACTGGCACACTCTCACCAACACCAATCACAGAGTTCTTTGAATGGGTTAAGTGGAGAGTTGAACAAGCCGGAGAGATAAGGAAGCAAGTAATCCCAAGCGTACATAGGAACACTGGGGAGGATACCAAAGCCTTGAGCCAGATGATTCATTAATAACTCCTTTCGTCAAGCCAAGAGATGGCGTCATAATATAAACAGAAATCGCTGGGTTGTTGTTTACATGGGTGCTTTGTATTATTAACACATGGCTTGCCGGGGATATATTGTGTGCAAGTCTGACAACCCATCAAAGCGTCAACCCAACGAAGAGGCCCATCACTTTCGCAAGAGAAAGCATAGTCAACTGAGGCAGGAAGTTGGTCGTCGTAGTAACAAACAACTTCTTTGTAGTAACCAAAGTCGTGGGGGAATTGTTTAATCTGCAAGAGAGCGCCTTCGGGTTCTACCCCAAGAAAGCGGCGGAGAGCAAGTTTGTAAAGGCAGCATTCTAGGCGGGACTTGTTGCCATAATCCTCGCTTCCTACTTGGGCACAGTCCTCTTCGGGTGGGGTGCTACCGATGTTTATATAGTCACGCATGGTTAAACTCCTTTCTCATCGGCACAGTGTGGACAATACCAATGTTCGCCGTCGTAGTGCCAACCTTCGGTAATAGCATGATAGCGAAGTCGGGCTAGTTGTATTTGTTCCAATCTATCTTGCATTATTCTGAGGTTGCTTGTGGAAATGTGAGTGGAATAGTGTATACTGGATGTACAGTGCCCACCTTTGCCAGCACAACAAAGGCTGGCTTTGATTGTGATTGTGTACATAATATTACTCCTTTTGTAAACAGTTGTTAAGCCATTCTTTTATTAATCGATGTGGATTTGCAAACTCGTGGGTGTAGACTGGTCGATTGAGTAATAGACTGGTGTCTCTTTGTAGAAGAGTATATGGAATTAACAAAAAGCCATTCATTAAACAGAGAATAACCAAATAGTAGCGTTGCAATGTATGGATGTTTGGATTGGCAGACATTGATAAAGCCATACTAGAAGTTAGTCTGTAATCCATTATGGGAATAAACATTTAGTCCTCCTTTTTGGAATACTGTTTCTGGAAAAACTTTGGGAGTGGAACGTGGATGTCAACCATTCCATCCTCCCATTGTTGGCGGATGTGTTGCTGTAGTTCGGGGGAAGCGTTGGTTATTGTTTTCCACTTAGTAAACATATCTTTTATATCCACTTTGGCAGCGAGGCAACCACGATAACTAACGCTGATGGTGAGAGGTTTCACTTGGGACTCCTTTCTATAAAAGAGTTACTTGGCAACAGATGCCGGTTAGATAGTTATATTCCACAGCGTAGTGGTCTATCTGCCATTCACCAACACAGCACAACTCGGTAATCAATACTTCACGTGGGATATACAACGCACCCTTTTGTAACTCCCTAGCCCATATCCAGTTAGGCCATGTCCCGTTCTCTCCATAGCCAACTTCGTATATCCATTTTTGCGCAATACTTTTGGACAGAAAGAAGTGTACTCCTTGAGTAGACCACCAGAGTAGTCCTTTCGGGATACTAATAACCTCGCCGGATTTGTCGGGGATGGTTACTCTATAGTTTGGATTAAGAGTCATTAGCGTGCCGGGTTGTGGTTGAAGAAACACTTTGTAGCCGTGTGTTATATGTATATCTTTAACTTGCTGGTCAGCATGCTGTGATAAGCCCATGTTTACTCCTTTCCTTGGGGGAACCAGATGTATTCTGCCACACGTGTCCCAGATATTGGGACAGCATAGTAATTAACCCGGAAATTCTTGCTATAAGGATTACGCAATAATCCATTTGCTTCTCGTCTGGAAAAGCGTGCCATGCTGGAATAATTGGCTTCAAGAATATATTTTGGTTTGAAGGAATATAGTGTCTTTACTTTGACTATATACTTCTCTGAACCCAATATACGTTTTATGGTATGGCAAAAATACTCGGCCGCTCCGTACTTGCTGAATACAAACACCATTGCGTGTGGATGATTGGGTTTGTACTCAATACAAAGCTGTGGTATATCCTGAACCCAAGCAGAAAGAAACTTGTTGTCAACCAGAGCCACCACCTTCCAGGCGTCTTGCCATATATCTAACAGGAATAAGCCACGGTTCATAAACAATCCTCCTTGATTACTGTTAACAGCATTGTTGAGAAAGATGTCCTCACCTGGCGCTGTCGCGCCGGGTTAGTCAGCCAACAACTCGTTACCTTGAAGCAACACAATTCGTTTGGCTACGCCACAGCGGTAGTTGTAGGTAACACCGAGGTCTTGTTCCATTGCAAAACGTGAGTACCAAATCCCTTCCAACTGTACATCATAGCAAGCGACTCGGCGGACAACGTAGCGACCGTCGGACCAGCGCCAGTAGCCTGCGCCAGTTTCTATGTCTATCCATCTTGCAGCGTCCAGATAGTTGTAGAAGAAATGGATGCCTTCGGTGGGCATGATACTGGAGCTACATAATTCTACACCAAAGTAGTCACCAATGTCACGCCGATATGCTTGGTTTAGAGTGTGAACACGTTCGGGAATCTCTTTAAGAAAGATTTTGTAGCCAACACAATGGCTTAGTTTTGGCCAGTAGTTTATTACTTTGTCTAAGCACATACTAATCCTCCTGTAATAATGTTATGGTTATAGTAATCTTTTAACCAGCTTCACCCACCCAGTCACAGCTGTGCCAGCTGGGGTAACAAATAAATCTGGTGTTGAGAAATGTGGGACTATCCCTTTGTAAAAGTAGTACCAAAACATTTTGTACACAAGGGAACTTGCCGGCGAGAATTCCAACGGAGTAATATGATTGCATTCACAAGTCCATAGTTGGACTTCTGATGTGGTTAACAATGTGTACAACTGTGCAGCAAAGAAGTTTGTGAACACAAATAACTCCCCAAGCTCTGGCACTGTCCGCCAACCTGGGTGGTACTCCAGTCTATGATGAAGTTCATACGCCGACACGAGAACACGGTCACGCACCCCAACAACTTTATACGCCAACATAAAACCTCCTTTTGTTATGGTATTATCTATCCCTAATAGGGATACCACTTGCCTAAACTGTGGCGCTAGCGCGCCGGGTAAAATGCTGCTGCCAACTATATATTTATATCAACGGCTACTAAACCCAAACAAACGCGAAATGGTTGATAAAACCAGTGAGAGTATGATAGTGTTATGTTTAGAGTTTACATCAGGGGGAGGGCGTGACGTAAACATGACATTATTATACTGCAAAAAACGGAGCGATTATACGGGATTGCAGGGACGGGCTTTTTTTATGTTGATTAGCTATATCTTTTATTATATATATTTTTTTTATACTATATAGCATAAGGAGAAAGTGCCGGGCACCCCATAAGTGAATTACGAGATTACTCAATGATTGCATATGCTTATATGCCCTAGTCTAATAATATAAGAGTGTTATGTTTACATGAACGCGGGGGCCTGATGTAAACTCTAAACATGTCACTATAACACTCTACCTCTAACCTCATGGTTTTACTACCATTTTCCCCAATGTGTTTATAACTATAGCCAACATAGTTATTAATAACACATCTTGTAGAATAAAGCATGGTCTGTCCCAATAGAATAACACAAAAGCTAGTATATATAAACACACGCGCATTTCTTTAATCATTTCTTTAATCATTTCTTTAATCATTTATTTATTCCTCTATTTTATTCCAAGAGTGGGGGCTGTGCCTTCCCCCCACTCTTGTTACCAAAACAACACGCACGCTAGGAAATCTTTCTTTCTTTGGGAAGATTGGCGATAACTTTGGGAATCGTACTCCCATCTTTAAACTTCCCAACAACACACAACTTGTAAACAATTCCCAACCCACGCCGATACTTGGACGCTTGTCGCACAGTTGGCATTAAGTTTACCGAACGGCAGTCCGACTGAAATCCACCACTCGTTTGCATATACTCTTTGTTGGTCATTGCTTCCTCCTTCTACCACGCATGAACACATGCGGCTATCAATAATGTTGATATACATAATATTATACCACAAAGCACCCGTTCTATTGTGCCTGCTTTCTCCGTCTGCTCATTCCACTGTTCCCATAACTCTCTTTGCTTATCGTTTATTTTCATGGCTTCCTCCTAACAAATTTATACTTGGTATCTCCCGCAACCCACACCATTTCCGAACCAAAACGAATACTCCCACCATAAAACGTTCCTGCCCAAGCATACTTCTTTGCGAAAGCCTTGGCTGCGCGTTTGTGGTTATCAATATTATTCAAGTTGAACCTATACTGAACAACTATTACCCCCGCTGCCGCTCTTGCACTAATCCTTGCCCCACAGAAATCTGTCGGCGCTAAATACTTTGTTATTATCGCTTGCATTCCTCCTCCCACACATCCACACTCACTTCATCTTCCGCCACCAAAGTGAATGCTTCCTCCAAAGGTTGTTCATCCATATCCGCGATATACTTCACGGCGTCTATTGTTTCTGGTTGCGTCATAGTAATCATGGCTTCCTCCTTTCTTGGTTATATAATAATCCTTCCATACTTTCTCACCGCCCACACAAGTAAATCATTAACCGGCTGCAACATCTGCATGAATCTATAGTTGCACAGTAACCAGTCCACGGCTGTAAGCATGGCAACCAACACCACATTTGCCCCCACAACATTATCCCCAACCTGCATCAGTTTCATTACTCTCTCCTTTCCTGTTTAACCACTAACTGTACATCCAACTCTTCTCCTTGCATCCCCATTACCTCTATATCCACAACCACAACGTTGTTAAATATTATCGCCAACATTTGCTCAAAAACCCAAGCAATACTATTCTTGGGCCGTGAGTTATATCTCATTTTTTTTACTCCTTTGTTTCCAGGACTAAGACACTAGCATCCTATCTCCCGACCGTATGCTAGCATTATGGAAGATTATAGCCACGAACGTGGCTTGAAAGGCTACTTAATCACTAACCCGCCTGCACTAACCACAACTCTTTTACCTGTGCATTTGTACAACGGTATCTCATCCCGTTTGCGTAGCAAGCAAGGCTTTTGTGGTTGTGCTTCACAAGTCCCTTTCTTGGGCATCTTATATCCCAAAACAAACCCCATAATATTCCCCAACAACTTCTCTTCTTTGTTGGGCTTTAACTCTGGCATCTCTAACATATGTTTAACCAAAGCCACAGTATTATCACCCTTCTTTGTTTCTGGTTCCCAACGTTTTAGCGATAGTGGCTTTGCTCCCAACCTTTTACGCTTCTCCTCTTGTGTAAGCCGTCTATGTTTTGTCCTCATACGTCCTCCCAAAATCAAGAGTTGTGGAGTGAATAAGCTTGGCATTGTGTATAAAGATATTGCATAAGCAAATATTACTATTCATTTATGCAATAGCTTTATTGATTGCTTGGTTATATGTATATATTTATGCAAAAGAAAAGCAAGCGTAAGCTTGCTGAATAGAAAAAGGGGAGAGCGTTTTTGCTCTCCCCTATTCTGTCAGGTCTTTATAAGCGGATATGCTGACCTAACGATACTGTTTACTCTCCTGTTATCTAAGCGTGTATCTAATGCAAGGGGCGTGATTGATAACTTTGAATGACTGCCCCTTTTGAGCTTCCTAGGCCTTGCCTGCTTAACAGGCTTTACACGCTTCGAACTACTCTTTAGTGTTTCCACATAATGAGCGAAAGAGCGAGCTTTCTTGGAGAATCAGAGCTAAAATCTGCGCGCCTTTATTGCCCTTCGCAATTTGTTGTGCCTTTTTCAGCGTTTTCCACGTTTCATCTTGCATGTAGTTGACGCTGTCGCCCTTGTAGGCAATCCAGATATTTTCGGGCTTTGCGCTTTTCGCCTTGCTTGTGTCGCTCGCTAGGATTGCTTTGATTCGTTCTTCGGCGCTGATTTGCGGAGTAGTGTTAGCCTTTACTTCTTTCCCTTTTTGCGTGTCGTTCTTCATTCTGATAACCTTCTTTCTGTCTGCATCAACTCTATTGTGTTTGCAGAGCAAACACTCAAGCGTGTAGACGTCGTGATTGCGAAGCAATCAGGTTTTTCAAAGAGCATATCCGCTAACTATGATTATAGCAGAGAGAGATATAATGTCAAGTATGAAAGTATAAAAATATGAAATATTTTTGCGGAGCGAAAAGCTACCGGGAGGTAGGTTATGGCTAGTTGTATAATAGCAAAGTGTGGTAATATGAAAATGTATCAAATCTTGCAGTATAATAATGCTATGTATGATAGTGTAATAATGCAAAGGACGCATGACCGCAAGGGGAAGCATATCTCTCCCTGCCCTTGCCTGCTTATAATTATTTGTTTACATATTTACATAAGCGTTTGCTTGCTGTAATAAATATGTATGCGTAAGCATACGCTATTGCTTATGCAGAGCCACAATCAAACAAGGGATGTTAGAGGATAGCAAGCCGGAAAGCCCTTCCTTTTTTTTTCTTCAAGCCTTGCCTGCCTATCCTTGCATACACATCTATCCTTCTCCCCCCAAGCCTATACACATATACTATTCCTTCCCGCCTATGCCCTATGCCCTAACACCCTTACTCTTTCATATCTGCATACTCTTACTCACCCTAGACACACCCCCACCGGGGGGAGGGATGGCCAGAAAATAGGGGAGACTCCCATTAGCCCCAAAATCCCAAATCGATGGTTATATACATTTGTGTGGAAAATAGAGATGGGGGAGAGATAGGAGTGTATAAAAGTAGCGTTGTCCGCCGAAGTCCGCCCCAGCAACCATTTTTGCGCAAAATTTATTTTTATATTATTATAGAATTACTCTTGCACGCCCTCTGGGGTGTGCTATACTTATATATAGAAGCACAACTGAAAGTGAGGCTAGGAATGGACAAAAGCGAAAAGAGCAAGCTGGCGGAAAAGGGAGCCAAGAAAGGCTTGAAGGGGAAGGCGAATATGGTTCCGGTTCACTACACTCCCCTGGAGCCGCAGCCAGAGATGCCGAGATATATTGTGGAAGAGACAATCTCTGGAGAGTTAAACCAGATGCACAAAAGAGCGGCGCAGCTTTTGGCCAAAGGCTACCCGATTAGTGTGGTGAGTAAAGAGTTGGGAGTTCACGCACAGACGTTGCGGAAATGGTCTGTCGACCCACAGTTTGGGGAGTATTTTGACTGGGCTTGTACTCAAGTTGAGACCGCGTTTCAGAGAGGGTTGGATAAACTGGAAGACGCGGCACCGTTTCTGGCCGATGAGCTTTTGGATATTATTCGGAACCGGGGGGTAGCTCCTGGCGTCCGCGGCCGGTTAGCTCTTGAAGTTATGGACAGAGTTGCTGCGGTCCGTTCAGCTTATAAGAAACCAATGGAAGGTGACACCGACGACAGCTACGAAGCAGCGTTGAGAAAACGAAAAACAATGGTACTAAACTCCGAAGGGGAGGAAGTACCGCCTGCGGAACAAATGGAGGAAGAAAATGGGGGTTGATACCGAGGATAAATATAGAGAGATGGGCCAAGCTGGGGCGTTCGTGGATGTGGTTAAGTCTATTCTGGAACAAAACCCGGCGAGTGATAAGTTGGCACAACAATATGCTTTTACGCCACAGATTATTTATGAAGCGTTCCAGAAAGTCTCGGGGGAGTTCGACAACGACATCCCGGAGTCTTTTGCTTCCCCGCTGGCTTTTGCGGATCTGGCCAAAGATATGTACTCGAATGGCAAGTTGAATAAAGAAGAGTATAAAGCTCTCAATCTCTTCTCTGCCGGGATGGCTGCCAGGACTTCCCCGGATAATACTGCGTCTATGGTTGTTGACAGAGCCAGGCGGAATGTAGCAAAGATGGCGGGGTTGGCGGAAGATATTTATTCTGATACCCCGACCGATACCGTGTTCGGAAAAGCTATCACTCCGGTTGGGGATGCTGGAACGTTCAGCAAGCCGGAGGCCAAGTTGCTTGCGCTGGGCGATACCGCTGGATTTATGGATTACCGTGACCCTGATAGACCTGGGATGATTACCAAGGCTTTGATGGCCAGAGATAAAGGA